GCCGGTGTTGGGTTGGCCCGCGCTCAATCCCAACCAGCTACGATGCAGCGCCGCGAAGTCACGGGCCAACGCCTACCCGGGCGCCCTGGCCGATGTCGGGTTGGTGACACGCATATCAAGACAGAAAGACCCCGCGGGCGAAAAGCTCATGAAGCTCTTTAGTATCCCGCGGCAGCCCTCGAAGAAAGACCCGCGTGTAATCACGCAGCCAAGCGAAGCGCCCGAAGAGTGGGCCGCATACAAACGCTACAACATCCGTGACATTGAAGCCGAAGCCGAAGTGAGCTTGAAGAGTCCGGATCTGTCGCCGTTCGAATTGGCCGTGTGGCAGGCTGACCAACGCATCAATGACCGTGGCATTCAAGTGGACATCGCCGCGGTTGAAAACTGCATAGCGATTGTTGAACAAGCCTATGAGAAATACGGCAACGAATTCCGCACCATCACGGGTGGCATAGAGCCTAGCGAACTGCAACAGGTTTCCGGGTGGATGTCGGCCATGGGTATCCATTCCTATGGGATGGACGAAGAGTCAATATCCATGCAGATGGAAGCCATGCGCGAAGCGTGCTTGGGTGAGTTGGGCGCCATGACGCAACACGCGCGCGCTGTGTACCGCGTGCTGGAACTGCGTCAGATGCTATCGAGCGCCAGCGTTAAGAAGCTGTATGCGCTGCGGGCATCGGTTGACAAGTACGGCAGGGTGCATGACCTGTATATGTACCACGCGGCCCGCACAGGGCGTGTGACCGGCATGGGCGTGCAGCCCACCAATCTGTACAAGGGCACATGGAACAACATAGCCGACATCGAGCGAGCGTTGGAAATCATCAGCGCCCGTTGCCTTGAGTTGGTGGAGTACGAGTACAGCCCGAAGCTGTCCGCACTCGATGTGGTCAACAACTGCCTGCGCTCGCTGTTCATCGCGGCGCCCGGAAAAGTGCTCATATCGTCGGATTACTCCGCGATTGAAGGCGCTGTGGCCGCGGCGCTGGCGGGCTGCGAGTGGCGCCTAGATGTCTTCCACACTCACGGCATGATTTATGAGGCCAGCGCCGCGCGCATCGTGGGTGAACCCTTTGAAGCCTTCGTGCAGCACCGCCTGGCCAGCGGCGGCGAAGTCACCCGCGTTGACGGCAAGCTCATGGGCATCAAGGGTGGCAAGCACCACCCAATGCGCAATAAGATAGGCAAGTTTGCCGAACTGTCGTTGGGTTTCGGCGGGTGGATAGGGGCCATGAAGGGCTTTGGCGCCGACGAATTCTTGAGCGAAGAAGAGATGAAGCACGCCATTCTGGCTTGGCGTGATGCCTCCCCGGAGCTTCCGGAGATGTGGGGTGGACAGAGCCGCGGACGATTCCAAGACGCCCGCCCGGAACTGTTCGGGCTCGAAGGCTGCATGGTGTCCGCGGTGCTCAATCCTGGCCAGGCGTTCTATTACCGCGGGATAGGCTACCAGACCCACGGAGACGTGCTGTATTGCGTTCTGCCGTCCGGGCGCATGCTCACATACCATGAACCCCGGTTGGCGCCCTCCACGCGGCCGTATGCGGCACCGTGGGAACTGGAATTGACCTACAGCGGTTGGAACAGCAACCCTATGGCCGGGCCGCTTGGTTGGGAGCGCATGAAGCTCTACGGCGGCAAGGGCTTTGAAAACGTGGTGCAGGCCGTCGCGCGGGACATCCAAGCCAATGCGGTTGTTAAGCTCGAAGCCACCGGCTACCCGGTGGTGATGCAGACGTATGACGAAGTGGTGTGTGAAGTCAGCCAGACCGATGTCATCAACCGTGGGCTGTCGATTGAAGACCTTGAAGGCATCATGATGGAGCTACCCGCATGGGCGAAGGGTTGGCCGATCAAAGCCAAGGGCGGCTGGATGGGCCAGCGATACGGGAAGTTTGATTGATACCCGTGTCAATGTTACTGTGGCACCAGGTGTCCATGGTGGTACGGTGTCCTAAAATCACATACCCACTGTTGGGCCTAGCTTCGAGCCTACCCGCAGAACCATAAAGCCCACGCGGTGTGTTGCGGTCTTGAAGCTAGGCGCCATCTGAAGATTCTATGCGTTGGTAGTCGGGTAGCCGGGCGAACCTAGGATAACGGCCGGTGAGAGGGCGATAAGGGATTAATGGGGGTTCGATACCCTCCCAACGTACCCTTTAGAACGGATCAACCAGGTTGGTGATGTAGGCTTGCCAATCAGCCTTGGTGAAAAAGTGCTCTTCGCGCAAGTCTTTGTTGTCTCCGTCCCACGCGACCCGTCCGAACTTCGACACAGCAAACCAATATTCGAATGCGCCCACGTTGCCCATGCCTTCCATCAGCAGCGCCGCGCGCAGCGTGTCGTCAGCATAATCTTTGCCCCGGGTTCGATCACCGCCATAGAGCCAATCGTGGAGCGCTGCGGGGCGACGTGACAGCCCGATGGGGCTAAGGTTGGGCAGCCAATCAAGCATGTGGGGAATGCTGGCCAGGTCGGTCAGGAAACCCACCGGCACCGTAATGGTTTCCGCGCCCGTGTCCCAAATGAGCGGCGCCCCGTATCTCCATAGACTGGGGCGCCCATTTATCGCAATTAAATTCAGGTCAGTCTTGAACACTTACCCGCCGCTGGCGACAATCACCGAATTGAGAATGACGGCCACAGCCGCTTGAGCTTGCGCCAAGTCCGGGTTGTTGCCGATCTTCGCGGTAATAGCTGCGCTTAAGGCTACTTCAAGAATCTTAGCCGCTGCCAGGTCGGCTGCGGGCAATCCTGACTTTGCGATGGCATCGTCCACCAGGGCCGATATAGCCGCCAGCGAGCCCGCCACGCCTGTATCCGCCAGCAATGCGGCCTTGGCTACCTTGTTGATCTGTGCCGCGGGTACGCCCTTCTGCTCTGCTGTGGCCACTGCCACCAGTACCACCGCGTCCACGATGGGCTGCGCTTGCGGGGACCCGAAAAACGATTGGACAGAAGCGCACGCGCACAGGGCCATTACGACCACGGCTGTCAAAAATAAGGTCAAATATTTCACTTAGGATTCTCCGGGGTGGTTGGGGGAACTGGTGCAGCGGCCACGGGCGCCGCGGGCACTCCCTTGTCCGACAACGAATTGGTGGTGATGGCCCGGCAAGCAACCATCAGCAGGCCGCTGACTGTCAGCGCGAGCTTGAGCGAGCGGTCATGAAGGCCAAGGGCCACAAACGTGTCTTGGCTCAACAGCGGGGCAAGCTGCCCTAGGACAACCAGTACGCCACCCACCCACACGGTGATGGACTTCGCGGCGCCTTTAACGGTGGTGTTCATTACATGACCCCATGGTATGTGACGCTGAAGTGGTCAGCATCGACAGAGTGGAAATAGTAGCCCGCGCAACACAGGGGGTCAAGCGTGAGCCAATAGTCAGCCAAGGGCTTGAACGCTGCCGGGTCGGTAATCCATTTGCCAACCTTGTCAAATAGGTTGAAATCTACGGCGAGGCGTTGAATGTGTAGGCTATTCGCGATCCCGGCGCCGCTGGCCGCGTTTGCGGCGGCCTGTGCGGGTACCCGCCATGTCTCGCCCCACGTAAGGTCGAGCCCTTGCGTAGCGGCCCATGCGATCAATTCGGACACGAGCAACGTATGCAGGACTTGCCGCGCGTGAAGCGAGCGTGGGTCCGTGTCGGGATGCGCGGGGCTATACGGCGGGTTCATTTCGGGAGCCTACTTGCGAGGTCGAATAACTTGGAGTTGACTAGCTGCAATTCAGTCCGCAACCCGTCCATGCCCCGCGAATTGTCCGAGTGCATTAGCTGCATTGCCGAGGTATATAGATCGCTCGACTTTTGGATCGCAGCCATAATACGGGCCTCACTTTCGACTAGTTCTTTACGCGTCGCATATTCGCCGCTGATTTTCTCGACCTTGCCGTCGAGCTTGCGGTAAACCCAAAACACGAGAGCGCCGAACGCGGCGAACAACCCGTTAACCCATCCTTGCGGAATTTGTGGGAGTGCGTCCATGGTCTATAGCCCGAGGCAAAGAATAATAAACGATTCATCGGTAGCTATGCCAGCGGCGGAAAATGTTTGCACGGCGGCTACAGTAGCGCTCGGAAAAGCTGAAAAATTCGCCCCTATAAGGCCCGACCCCACGGGGGTGACAGTACATTGTGGTGGGGCGGTAAACCCCCCGGATCCCGGCGATAGAGCAATTGCGTAGTTACCGGCCGAACCCCTAGAGGTAAAGCTAGCGCCTACCGATCCGGGGCTTAAGGTGCACCCGCCCGTGCTGCAAATAAACGCCGCGTGAACTGTCAAAAGTCCCGCCAGCGCGCTAATAGATACGCCGTTTACATATAAGCCCGCCGCGTTGAACGTGCCCGCGCCCTTTTTCGTTTGTCCGTTCGTAGTTATGCTCCCGTCCCCCCAAGTGGTGAATAGGTTAGACGTAGCGGCTTGATTCAAAATATTTAGCGGGAAATCCGTGCTAGCTGCGCCGCCTTGAATTAGTAGGCCTTGCTGAGTGCCCGACGTAGCTGCGGTAATTTGCATTGTGTACTGAGACGCTGCGCCGTTTACGGTAAGCCCCACGCCGCTGCCGGGCGCGGCAATCGTGACGTTACCGGACCCCGATATCGTCTGACGCACCGTATGATTTGTGACTAATTGCATCGGGATATTTCCCGTGCCGCCAACATTTAAAACATTGCCGTTGACGCCGCCCGTTATAAAAGACGTGGCATTTACGCCTTGTAGCTCGAATACCTGTGCAACCGTCCCATCCGTCACTTCGTAAAGCGCGCTCGCGCCCGTTCCAGAATTGTTGTTCGTAATAACCTGTGCCGCACCCTGATTTACGTTTGCGGTTATTGTGGCAATGGCCCCTGCCGTGCGGGTAGAGACTATATCGAGCGCAGAAGCGCTTGAAGCCCCGGTAATCGACAGGGCCGTACCGCTTGCTGGCGTGAACGTATGGTTTCCCGTCCACGTGGGGGACTGGTTGGCTGCTGGAACCGGGGACCCCTGATTATATAACTGACCCGCGTTTAACGTTCCGTTGCCTTTGTTTCCGCCGGAAGGTGACGCTAATGTCATGCCGCCATCGCCAAATACATTTAGCAAATTTAGCGTTACAGCCGCATTGTTTATTTGAAATCCGACATCCGAACTATTTGTTCCGCCGTTAATACCTACCCCGAGGGAATTACCTGTGCTAGTGCTTGCGTTCACTACGAGCGAAAAAGCCCCCGGCTGTCCATTCGCTGTAATCCCCGGGCCGCTGCTAGGGGTATACGTGTGGTTTCCCGTCCAATTCGGTGCAATCGCTTGAGACAGCGCGGGCGCCGCGTCACTGCGCATGAACGTAGAGGCCGAACCGTTGACCGCTGTTAGCCCAACGGTTGCGCTCGGGTTCCCCGGTCCTGCGCCCGCTGGCGACGCCCACACTCCGTCGCCGCGCCAGAAGGTGGTGGAGCTTGCCGCGGTGCCACTGTTCAAATTCGTGGTAGGTAGATTGCCCGTAACACCACCGTTGGCCGATGACGCCAGATTGATTGGCAGGATATCCGCAGCCACCAGCGCGCGGAATGTTGGAGCCGCGGCCGAACCCGTGGCCGGTCCGAAGAAGCCCGTGTTGGCCGTCTGCGTCGCGAATGTACCCGTCAGTGTGCCTGTGCTGGTGACAGGCGAACCCGACACCGTGAACACCGACACCGGCAGCGCGAGGGCTACCGACGAAACACCACCGGGCGGGGTGCCCCATGTGCCATCACCACGCCAGAAGGTCGAGGATGATGCTGCTGTACCGCTGTTTAAATTCGTGACCGGCAGATTTCCAGTAACGCCACCAGCGCCAGAAGCGGCAAGGTTGATAGCAGGTAAATCAGCACCGACAATGGTACGAAGACCCGCAGCGCCCGTGCTGCCGTTCGGTGTGGCAAGAAAGCTATTTGCCGTTTGCCCCGTGGCGAAGGTCAGCGCCAAGGTGCCGGTGTTCGTGATGGGTGAGCCCGCCACGCTGAAAACTGACGGCGCTGTCAAGGCCACGCTGTTGACGGTGCCACCACCAGTGCCCGGGGGCGTCGCCCACACCCCATCCCCGCGGAAGAAGGTTGAAGCGCTCGCGCCCGTGCCGCTGTTCAAATTCGTAACAGGCAAGTTGCCCTGTACACACGCACCGGAGCCTAGCTGTAAATTCTGTGAATTCCATGTGCCCGACAGGCCGCAGCCTGGTGAGAACACGTTGAAGGTTTGCGCGTGAGCGGATGCGGCGAAGAGACACGCGGCAATGGCGGGCAGCACCAATGCTGCCAAGACTTGACGTAAAATTTTCATTACGATTGTACCCATAGTGAAAGGTCTGTGGAATAGCGCAAACACTGCGCGTTGTTCGCTACCAAGGTGATGTTGCCCGGCAAGCGCATTTGATTCTGTGCGAGTGAACCACCGTCAAGCCGATTCAACTGCACGTTGTGCGAGCTTGACAGGTTTGTCACCAGTAGGTACTGGTCATCTGGCGGGGCCTCAATACCTGTGAGAATGACATCACCCGCGGTGGGCGTAATATCTAAGTATCCAATCTCCGCGTTAAAGCCCGCGGGGTTGTAGTTGTTGAACGTGCCCGGGGTTTGCGCAAGCTGCAACACGCCCGTGGGGTCGGGCTGCAACGATGTCCAACCGGCGCCACCCGTGTCCGGGTCCGTGACGTTGCTGGCCACCAGGCTTATCCAGAAGCCTATGCCGCTGGCCTTCACCAGCACTGCGCCCAAACCATAGCCGCCAATCGCGGTGGACACGGCCGCGTTGTAGCCAATCGGCATGCCAGTCTGCAATGCCACGCAGTATTGGGATAGCATTTGCAAAACGGCATTCATGTCTGGCCCGGCCATCGGTACGCCACCCAAGGTGGGGTCCGTCATTGTCGATGCGGGGAATCCTAAATCAAACGATGCGCGGCCCAACGCGCCTGTGGTCTTCGGCACCAAGCCACCCGCGTTGATATACGGGGGCACTTGGTCAACACCAAATACTTCTATGATGGGGTTAGTGATGTCAGCGGCCATGTTTAAGTCCCCGTCACGATGTATGAGAACGGCACGGCCGCACCCGTGTTGATGTTGAACCCGAAGCGGTCAAACGCGGTGATGGCATACGTGGCGCTGTTGTTGAGCGGCGACACCACCGGACAGTTGGCCGACGTGGCAAACGGTGTGGGATAGTTGAAGCGGTTGGGGCCACCGGCCAGCGAGCCGGTAACACCATTCTTGATAGCGCTCGATACGCCCAACAGTTGTGCGGCGAATGCTGCGAGTGATTGCCAGCGTACGAAAGTGTCACCGCCTGCGTTCATCACAGCCACGAAGCCCGTTGTGACTGTCTCCACGCCTTGCGCCTGGCTCAAGCGCTGCGCAAAGATGTTGCCCAAGTTGTCGCGTTCCACCAGCGTATTGGCCAGCACCGGCACAGAGATGGGCACCGATAGCGGCGCCACAGCCTGTTGGATGTTCGTGCCATCGCAGTAAATGGGCGTCGGCTGCGTGGGTCCACCGGGCGGGATAGCCACGCCAGTGCCCGCTGCGGTCTTCAGCGTGAGCGTGAAGGCACCCGTGCAATTGTTGATGGCCAGCCACGATTGGAACACCGTGGGCAGCATGATTTGTACGTTGGCGGTGAGCGCACCGGAGAACACCAGGAATTGCTTCTTGGCTTGCGCGGCAGTGAGCACCACGGGGGCATTGGTGAGCCCGGCCACCACCGCATGCCCGTAGGAGTACAGCGGCACCCAACCCGATGGCGCCCCGCCGTCCGGGTCAGTCACGTTGCTGTTGACGATGTTGAGCCACAGGCCACCAGGAGCGCCCGCCGTCGCGTCATCGCTGCCAAGGATGGTGCCCGCGGGATACCCGCCTATGGCCGTCACAATGTCCGTGTTGTACAGCCAGGACTGGCCTGCCTGCATAGCGGCAATGCTCGCAGTGATGGCAAACAGAATACCGTTGAAGTCCGGGCCGAAGGGCGGCACACCACCGGCCACGATGGGCTGCATCGTGTCGGGCGGGAATCCAAGATTGTACGAAGCGGCGCCTGGTGTGGCCGTGGTCAGCGGGATTGGGTTTGTAATCTGCGGGGCCGCTGCGTTTATGGCGAACGGCTCAACCATCACTGGTGGTGTTGTAATACCTGGCATGGTGAAACCTTAAGGCGGCAAATAGAACGGACCGAAGCTCATGGGCACCGCGTTGTTGGACTCACGGAACCCGACGAAAATGCTTGTAGGGATGACCACGATGCTGGCCTTTACGCCAGCGGGACGCGGAAGCACACCACTCTGCGACAATATAGCGAATTCCGTCACAGTAAGCGAGAATCTGAAGGTGTATTGCATCGTCATCACGGCCGCAGTCCACGTATCAAGCACATAGCAGACCCCGCGGCCGGGGAAAAGGTTGCGCAGGATGTTGTTGAGGGCCGGGGCGGTGGTAGCGCTGATATTCGCCAGCGCCTTGGCCAGTATCAACGTGCGGTAGGCCGGGTCAGTCAACACCACGCCATTGGTCAGCACGCTGCCCGGGGTGTTGAACACGCCTTGGCCGAAGGGCTGCACATCGGGCACTATGGCGCCGTCATGGAATCCAAATAGCGGGTTGTCGCCCGGCACCTGCAACAGCCTGCTGATGCCAACAATCTTGCCCCATATATCGAGCCCGAAGCCTTGCGCGGTGTTGACGTTCCACACGGAATCGAAGAAGGCTTGGAAATTTGCCCGCGGGTCCAAGTACGTGTTGACGTTCTGGATTAGCTGCAACAGCGTGGGACTGTTGGCGTATTGGCTGATTATGGTCTGTTCAACGTCTACCATGGCCGTTACACCAGACTGACGCTGATGTCACCCGCGGCCACTGTGGGTTGCTGGTCTATGCCGATAAGCTGCGAAGTCAGCGTGGGCGTGGAGCTTCCAAGCAAGATGCTGATGGTTGACACTTCCGGGCCAATCGTTTGGATGGCGCCATAGAACTTCGAGGCCAGCAGCAGCGAGCCGATGCGCACGCGCGTGGAGCCATCGGCGCCGTTGAAGCTCGCGATGATGGCCGCTTTTACCTGTGTTGCGATGTCGGACGGTAGTGTGCTGCTGTTGGAAATCTGCACCGCAAACTTGATGGGCAATACAGGGGGTGTCTCCCACGTGATGGGATACTCAGGCTGCGGGGGCGAATAGTTTTCGTCAATCACCGTGGCCGTGGTGTTGCCGTTCATGCCGCAACCCAAATCCTTTTTGGTCCAAATGGCGTTGGCGATGTCCTGCGCGGCGCCACCCACCACGGCTACATAGACCGAATGGCGCCCCACCGGGAATGCGGTGCTGCCCATGTTCACTACGGTGTCTTCGGGATTGTCGATGACGTAGGCATCAATTACCCCGGCAACGTTCAGCACAGCCGCGTATATGGCATCCGGGCTGCCGTGAGCATTGAGGGCCACGGACTGGCTGCGGCGAAACTCGAAGGCCGCGCGGGACTCGACATTGGAGCCCAAAACCCCATCGGCCGCATTGTTCACGGTGTCCCAACCGTTGATGCCCCGGTATATTATGGTAACAGTGTCCGCGGGCGCCGGTATTGGCCCTAGCACCTGGTTGGCGAAAGGCAGGGTGATGGTGCCCCCAACCGGTATTTGCCCGGCCTGCGTGCACGCGTAGATGTTCCCGTTGGTATCCTGCGCCTGCGCGCCCACGGGGATGATGGTGCCCACGGCGCCAATTATCTGGCACTGCACCACCGTGGATGTGCCCGGGTTGCGGTCAATGAAGTAGATGCGGGCAATGGCGTCTTGCATGAAGCCGTCAGCCGTGTCCGGGTCAATTTGGTTAACGAACAGCGCAAACTGGTCATTGCTGTCCCCAATGATAGCCGCGGTACTCGAAGCAAGCTGGCCTTGGGGGGTGCGTAAATCGGGGTTCACATCGCCGCCAAAGGCCGCGTCAATGTCCGCTTGGACACCATCAAGCACGGCAGATTCCGGGGGAATTACCAGGCCGGTGGGCGTGAACTGAATTGAGGGAACGCTGGTTGACATGCTACAAGCTCACTGTGCCGGTTGTGCCGCTGCTGTCTACGAACAGCACTTGGCCTGCCACCTTCCGGGTGGCTCTGTCAAAGGAATTTATCACACATTGGGCACTAACCACCCCTGTGACCGACACCGCGGCCTTCACCAGCAGGGCTTGGAGCACCGCCAGCGGGGGCGTATGGCCTAGGACTTGGCCGAAATAGTCCACGCCTAAGGTGTCGTCATACCAGACTTCGCCCAAAAAGGTGCGGATGGCGCTGGCTACATCCTGCGCGAGTTGGTAGGGAGCCTGTGCCGCAGCGATATTGCGCCCGGAATCTAAGCATAAGTCCCATAGCTGCGTGTCTAAAAGTAGCGTTTTCATGTGGGTATCGTAATGGTACAGCTTTGAAATTGCGCGGCCTTCGCATTGATGGCCGCAGTGAGCGCCGCTATGGCTGCGATGGTGGCGACAAGCTGCGCGGCCAACGTCACCGCGGGCTTCAGTTGGGGCGTAAGGTAATCAGTGATTAGTGTCTCAATGTACGTGATGACTTCGGACGGTGTTGTGGGCGCCGTCAGCAACGCCAGCATGGGCGTGATGGTGGTCAACTGCGCCGTGGCGGATGCCTCCATGGCCAGGATAGACGCAAGTGCCGAGTCTGTCACAGCCTGTAATTCTGCGCAGGAGTCTACAGCGTTCACCTGGTCGGTTAGGGCGGTGAAATATTCGGTATTGACTACGGCCACGGCTGGTGCTCCTACGCTATGTTGACAAGGATGCCATCTTGGAAAGTGGCCACTTGCCCGGTGGTGTCGGTCAGCGTGCCACTGGCACCCGTGCCCACGGATAAGTTCTGTGTGGTGCTGACCACGGGGGACTGCATCACGATGCCCGCCACAAATTGAATGAACTGCGAGGGTGTCATGTTGAGCATGCCGCCGAAGTACAGCCCATCGGACCAATCAAACGTTCGCGTGCTGCCGGGGTTCGCTTGGCCCTTCGCGGCCACCACGCTGCTGATGTCGCGCGAGCAAAACACTGCGGGGCCGATGTCTCCCACCTTCGGGTCAATGATGATGGCGTTGGCGCCACCTTGAAGCCTGAAGTATGGCAGCCCATAGATGACATCATGTGGGATAGCCACACCATTGGCGCTTCGCAGGTTGACCAACACCTTGATGTCTACCGTTCCCGCGGGAACATTCACCGCAACAACGCGGGCCAGCGTAGCCGTCTGCATCGTGGCCAACACGGAATTGATGATGAACACCGTGGCGTTGTAGTCGCTGGCCGCATCATTGGGGCCTTCGTTGCTGAATGCCGGATTACTCATGGACCGGGTGCCGTGGGTGGGTAACAGGTCATGTCTGTAAACCAATTGGCGTTGGGCTCAAGCGCGTCAAGGGTGTTGGTGAGCGGCCCTATAATCCAATCACCATCTGCCAGGCTGTTCAATGTCTTGGGTAGATTCGGGTCTATGACCACATCGCTGCCCACGATGGTTAGCGGCGCCTTGGTGCGGAAAGCTGGATTATAAAAAGAGCGCACTTGCAAATACCCGTTCCCCAAAACTTTGGGATAACCGACTAGGCCCGAAGACGGGCTTAACGTAAAGCGCGCAATATCGAGTGGGGAACCCTTGGGGGTTATGAATATTAGATTTTGATTTTGGTCCCAAGTTATATCAATGTTGGCAGCCTTCGCCACCAGCTTCAATTGATTGGTAAGAGTGCCCGCCAAGTATTGCTTGGACAGCGAGGCCGTCACGCCATTGTTCTGGTACGCGGCGCCGATCTTCTGCGCAATGGTGCTGACGATGCTGTCAACCGTAGCCGTGCCCGGGTAGCTGGTAGGCTGCGCGGGATTCAACAGGTCGAAGCCACCCGTGATGGCCGTGACATCCAAGCAAACATTGGGCAGCGCGTCATAGTCTGGCCCCGCGGTGATTATCTGGCCAGCAAACACCGTGGACCATCCCGTATCGGTGCCGCTGCTGTTGGCCTCAATGAGCACGGAATTGAAGAAGTACCCGGGCTTGCCGCCGTCCACCACCACAATGGCCAGCGCGTTCATGTCTGCCTGTGCCATGCCATAAATCTTCAACGTAGCTTCAGGGAACGCGGGCACGCCAGCGCCCTTTATTACTGCGCGCATGCGCAGCCCGGTGAGCTTCAACACGTTGCGGTTGGTTCCCGCAAACACAGCGTTACTGTTGGTCAGCGTGAAGGTAACCCGCATTTGTTTGGTGGTAAAGCTATTCTGCGGCAAGGTCTGAAGCCTCAAGATAGAGCAATTGCCAACGCGTGCCTATACGCAGGGTCACTGTTGCCCTGCGTGTCGATGAAGCCGAAATCACCGACGAATCCAAGATATTTTCTATCAAGCAATAGCCGCGCCCCTTCCACACAGCGCACACCCGTGGTGATGGGCGTGCCGTTCGCCACCAGGTCCATATACATGCCGGTGGTTTTTTGGTACAGAGCTATCTGGCAATTCTGCGCGGCCAACACCACAGCGAAGGTCTGCGAGGGTACCGCGTTAAGGGGCATCTGCAACATTAGAATGGACCCCCACCAACCAGCGCATCAGTCACGGCCGGGTTGTTGAAAAACGTATCATCAGCGAGCTTCACCGTGGCCGGTGCGGGCTTCTGTGGCTGCACCTGCCCGCCGTTGGTGGCAGGCACCGCGGCCGGGTTCTTCGCGTTCTGCGTCGGCTGTGTGGTCACAGTGCTGTACTGCGCCACCACTTCAATTATCTGTCGAAAGTGCATCTCCACGTCATCGAGAAAATATGCACCATCGCGCCCGCGGCGGGTCACTTCGTAGTGCGTCGCGTTGCAATTCAAGTAGGTTTTCTCCGGGGTCACGATGGTGTACATGTCCGTGGAGGCAGCCACAAATTCCACATCATTCAAGAATTGCGTGCGGTCACTGACGGTGCCGCCCGATGTCATCTTGATAGCAATTTCAAAGGGCAGCGCTACCTTGTTGTAGCTGGCGAATTGCCCTTGCTGTACGGGGAAATCACTAACACGGAACTGCTTACGGTTGCTGAAGTCAATGATGGAGTCCGGAGCCAGCACCGGCACGTTGTCGCTGTCGAATACACCCCACACCGGATCACCCTGTGCGGCTTGCCACAGAACACCATTCTGCGCGGGTGGGAGCACTGGCGGTGCCGACGCGATGGGCAGCGCGGTGGCACTGCGCAATAGCTGCGGCACACCCGGAGCAAAGGGCACGTTGGGAAACTGCGGGACGGATATGAATACGGACGGCATTATGATTGCCCCAATGCCGCTTGGCTCACGGACATTTTGCGCTCAATGGCCGCGGGCACCATCATGGCAATGGCCGCGGGGCTCGCGCCCGCTGGCGGGTGTATGTTGATTTGGCCCACGTCCACATCAATGCTGTGGCTGCTGCCGCCACCGCCCGCGCCTGGTGTCGGGCCATCGAGTACGTGTGACATATAAGCCGCCGTCTCTGCGGGCAACGTCTTCTTGCCTGCCAGCACGCTGCGGATGTTTCCTTGGCCATCGTTGTACGCGGCAACCGCCGTGGCCCAATCACCAAATACACCGTGAAGCCGCTTAAGCTCCGCGCCCGCCGTGGCTATGTCGGCCACCGGATCTTTGCCAGCGTTGGGAAAATACTTGGGCATCAATTGCATCAGGCCCACGGCGCCTGCGCTTGATTTCGTTTGGCCGCTGATGATATCGGGCCTAAAATGGGATTCCTGCTGTGCGATGCGCGCGAGCAAACCCCCGGGGATACCCAACGCGGCTTCGGTGGCTGCAATGTGCTTGAGCAAGTCTGCCTTCTGCACCGGGTCGGGCTCACGCGAATACGCTTTGTTGGCCTGCGTGACAGCGCTGGCAACTCCCCTAGTAAAATCAGACCATAGATTGCCGCCACCAGATTCCATATCGCGGATATGCTGTGCGCGGGTGGCAGCATCACCAGGAGCCGCAGCCGCTTTTGTCTGTTTGTCGGCTTCAATTTTCTTGAACCAATTATCTGCCTTTTCCATAGCAGTGCCGATTTCGCTAAGTATGGTTTGCCCTACACCCCGGCCGGTCTGCCCGATGTCACGCCACTGTGCTTGTAGCTTGGCCGCTTTTTCGGTGCTCTCCTGCGTCAGTTTGTTGTTGCGTTCTGCCAAGTCAATTAAATCCAAGCGGGCCTTCTTTTCCATCGTCAAATAATTTATTTCGCCCTCGCTCAATCCGGCAGCGGCAAACATCTGCGCTTGGTAGACACGGCCGTATTGCGCGGTTTTGTCGGCAAGCTCTTCGAGGATTTCACCCTGGTTGCGCAGCTTGTTGTTGGAATCGAGGATAGCCACACCGCGGGCGCGCAGGAACGTCAGCAGCGGGCCGGTCTGCCCGGTGACTGACTGCTGTGAGAATTCCTGTGTGATCTTAGCGAACGCAGCTTGGGCATCTTCAGATTTGCCGCCTGCCAACTCCACAGCCAAACCATATTTATTGACTTCGTGAACGCTCAACCCGATGTTGCGAGCGAAGCGGCCTAGGTCGGCTTCACCTTTGTTGAGCCCGCCAAGGAATTTGACGAAGCCCACGGCCCCCTCAAAACCTAGGAACATGGCCAGCACGCTGCGGCCCAAGTCATCGAACTGCTTGCCAATTTCCGTGGTGGCTTGTTTGTTTTTGCGCTTAGTTTCCTGTAGCGACTTGTCGGCCTCCTGCTGGCCTTTCTTGTACTGGCTGGCATCAATGCCGAACGTGACCAACAGGGCGTCAATGATGGTAGCCATTACTCTGTCCGCTTCTGCGCCTCGCGCCTATTGTGGGTGTCTACGCTGATAAGTTCCGCAATGTCATAGGCATCACGCACGCCATAGACGGTTTGCAACTCATTAAGGGTAGCATGTTCACTGCTGACAATCATGCCAATCAGCGGTGGGAAGTTCACGTAATCGACAAGCCCGCGCGCACGCGCTTTGAACAAATCCGCCCCTAGGTCGGGATGGCCGCGGGCAGCGAAAAACCCGTGTGAAGGGTGAACAACGCCCGCTGTAGAAGATAAAACGTTTTGATTTCTTCCACGGGGCACTTGATGCCCGGTGTGATGGATTGCAGCGGCAGTGCCGGGTCATGCTCATACTTGGCACACGTCAGCATTTCATCAAGCAAGCCCTGTATAACATCCGTGTTGGCTCGAAGCAGACCGACAAAGGCAATGCCCGCCAGCGCCGCAAAGCCGCCCTTGAGGCTGTCTGCGTCGATGTGGATGCCACCGGAGCCCAATGCCTGCAACGCCCGTGTGGCCCAACGCTGGCCGCTGTATGCGTCCATCTCCGTCAGCACAAAGGTCTTGCCGTTGTCTCTTTCACCGTGCGCTTCGGAGCGCACACCCGGAATCGTCAGCCGTTCTGACAGGCGCATTTACTGGAACGCCACAACGACTTTTTGCCACGTGATTTCATAGGACTGTGGTTCCAGCAGCTTCTTGACATCGGGCAGCTTCTTGGCTCGCGTCAAGGTGCCTTTGGTCAGGGTTATAATCTTCCCCACCGCGGGCAGGATGATGGAGCCGTTGGCGAAGAATACTTCGCGCACTTGCTCCATGGCCTGTAGCCAGTTGTCGAAGACAAAAATGGCGTCGCTGTCGGCCTGCAAATGAATCATCTGCTTTGTCAGGAACGGAGTGAAGCCCGCGGACATTTGCGCGTCCACACCAATCTTGGCTTCCGTAGGGCTGACATCTTCGGTGTCAAACGCGTCATCCGTCGCGAAGCGGTCAAGCGGCTGCGGCACCGCAAACACCAGCGGAATGGTAAGGATGAATTCGCTATTGGCGGCTGTAATCGTGGCCATGGGTCAAAGCTCCTATTGAACGTCTATTGACGCAAGGTCAAGTGATTGAACGCTGCCGCCGTCCGTGTACCAGAACGTCATGGGCGGGCTGCCTCGCGCGGTGCGCACATTCGGCGCCGCGGGGAGTATTTGCAGGTACCAGCCAACCTGCTGCAACGTGGTGGCGATATTCACACCGGCCGCGTTGTTCACTTCGGCAATCTGTGCCGAAGACAGGGTGACACCGGCAACGATGCTGCCGAAATCCAAGCCAGCGTTGATGGGGTCCGCGAAGGCCGCGCGTATCAAATTTTGGCCGCGCGTCGCATACGGCAGCGCGGGGATTTGCTGCAACAGATTCATGCCCGCTTGCTGCAACTGGCTGTTGAGATAAACTTGGTTCAAGTAGGCGTTGGCCCACAAGAATTCACCAGAAATGCTGCCCGGCTGGTATTCCTGAAATTGCTGCGTGCTGGTAGCGAAACTGGCGTAGCAGTTGTACCCGTTGGCTATCAGGTTGTCATAGGTGGTTTCATCGACAACCTGTGGAATCAAACCGGCCTGGCCGCGGAAGGCCGCAGTAGTGTTGCCGTTGGTGGCCGTCAGATTGATGGAGGCCGCGTAGGCGCAGAAGAAGGCCGCTATGGAGCCCGGCACTGCACCGCCCGCCGCGTTGTCATAAATCACTTCAATGCCGTCTTGAGCCGCAGCCCGGACGATATTGCCGAAGCTGCCGGTGGCGTTCGGGTTGGTGGTGGGCGACGCATCCGAGTCTTGGCACGCGTAGACATATCGCTTGTTCGTGGTCTGTACCCACGCGGCGAAAAGCTCTTTGTGGGCCAAATCCACTTCGGTCACCGTCATGAACACAACCCAATTCTGTTGCGCGCCCGTTATGGCGTTCATCAGAGTGGCAGGGACAGCCGTGACGGCGCCCGCCGAAGTCACCGCGCCCGCCGCGCTGGTCAGCTTCAGGCCGGTGGCCAGCGTGCTGACTGCGGCAAAGCCGATGGCGCTCGCAGCGCCCGTGGTCGGGGATGTGACCACAAACGCACCGCGGAGCGCGTCATAAGTCACTGTGGCCGTGTTGGTGGGCGTACCCGCCTGCAACCCGGTCTGAATCAATGCCGCCGCGTTGCTGAAGCTGGTGGCGCTGGAAAGGTTGATGGCCGCAGACACCGTGGACACACCGTCAATCGACAGCGTGAGGCTGCCAGATAGCGCTTGGACTTGCGACAGCGTGAGGCCAAGCGGGGCGCTGCGCAGGTATCCGGCAACCGCTGCCGCGTTGTACTGCGCGAAATAGAGCACGCCCGGAATCTTCGTGGAAATGTTCGTGCCACCAAAGTAGATGTTGGCCAACAAGGTTTCAGGGGCTTGCGCTCCGAACCAATTTGAGACGGCCTGCGCGCTTGGGAAAGCCTGCACCGTGCCAATCGGAATTGATGGGTCGCTTGTCAGGAATACGCTGTTGAGCGCCAGCGGAGTGCCACCAGGAGACAACACACCGGGTTGGACTGCCACAAGGGCTTTAGCGGGAATAGAATTAGGCATGGGTCAAATTCCTAGGGCGGGTACGTGGCATCGACTTCAATCAACGTGACTGCGAGCGTATCAGCAAACTGCTGCGGAGTCACCACCACCGGATTATATTGCAATTGCAAGGTAACTTTCCACCGGTCTTCATACTGGTCTTCACCGTTCGCCAGCGGAATCCGGGCCGGGTCATCCGCATAGAGCGGTTGGCAGGTCGGGGCAAGGGCGTCACAGCCGACGCTGGAACGCAGCAGCGTGGTCAAAATGTCAGACCACTCTGACGCAGCCGGGCTGTAGCAATCAAGCTGCATCGTCATTTGTTGCGGCTGCGTATAGCTGATATTCGTAGGGAAGGGCACGGGCGGCACCGCGTCGGGCTGCGGGTTCTGCCACGATATCGAGTTGGTACCCAAGCGCTTCTTACTGATGTCGGTCATCAACACAAAGGGAGCATTCGGCATGGCCACACGGTTGCCATATCCTTGCACCACGGTCACGCCCGCAACCAGGCCAAGCTGTGCCGCGATGAAGGCGCCCACCGCGGTGTACACGTCATCGGCCGTTGGGCTTACCGTTGAAGGCATACCAGCACCCTTGACCATTCGGCCCACGTCTCCATCACCGATATCACCAGCCAGGTCTGTGTGGCCACACCGGGCGATTGCTTGAAGGTCAGCAGGTCACCGCCTTGCTGCGTCGGGCGCACCACCCCTTGGGTGTTCCCGTACATGTGTATGCTGCGGAACACGCCCGTTAAATTCATGTTGTTGATGTGCTGCAAATCGCTGTATTTAAGCGGTTGCGATTGAATTTTTACCGGCACCGCCGTGGCGTAGGAGGGCGTCTGTTTACCCGTCGCATTGGGTGTGTTTCCAGTGCTGGCTTGGAACATCGCCGCAATGTCATTGTTGACCGACGTGATGGCGCCGCGAACGGTGGCGTGCATATTGATGCCCATTACGCTTCAACCTTCCACGCTGGATTCCGCTGCAACACGCCTGTGTCCATCAACGGCTTGGCCCGCGTGCCCGTCGCGCCTTTCTCACCCGCGGCGACGCGCGCCCGCGCTTCTGCCACGGTGCGGCCGGTCACTATCAAGCTGCTGTCGTCATCTTTCATTTTGCGTAGCATCAAGGTCACTTCACTCAGAGAGGTCTGGCCGGTTTCCACGATGGATTCCACCAGTTCATCCGTCATGCGCTGTCCCATAAGGTCAAGCGCCTTGGCTGAATCATAGTCGAATAGCTTCAGCGCCACACCCATTTGTTTTCCCCACTGCGGGGAATTCTTGGAAATCATTGGCTGGAACGTCGGGCGGGCGGGTTCTGTGGTGGTGCCGAATTCTGCCCACGCTGCAACCTGCGCAATGGATACATCAGATTCCGGGTAGGTCGCGCGGTGGCCGCTGTCTTTAGTTTCGAGATGGCCGACCTTCACAAACTTGCCTTTGCGGACGTTGCGGCCGATGTGCTCCAACACCTTGATGGCACGTTTACCACCCGTCACCCTGCCGGTGACCTTGGCCATGGCTAGAACCCTCTAAAGATTGGGCCTATGGGTCCATCATTCTGCGGGCCGATGTATCGCATCGTGCGGAAGCGCGCGGTGTCGGTCCAAAATTCGGCACCGTATTTGGTCTGAATGTAGTACGCCTGGTTGGCGTTCGCGGGTGCGTTGTATTCTGCCGCCACACTCACGCTGCCTTCCGTGGCAGCGTTTATGCGACCGACCACCCCCGGTGGGGGATTAACGTTACCCGCACCGTCATTGGTCCCTTGGTTCAAAAAGGTGATATGCGCCACCAGCAATTCCAAAAGCAACTCGCGCTGCGTGGCGTTCTGCACCAGCGAGCCACAACTATTATTCAGTTGCAGCGTGGCCCGCGTGAAATTCCTGCCCAACACCCCGGCAGCAATGCCCGTAAATTCCGGGTAATCAACCACGAACGCGGCGGGGTCAAAGGTGACAACGCCATGGACGGGTGGGGTGTTGGTGCAGGCTACTACTGGCATGGCTTAGTCTCGACGCACCGGCCTGGTGCCAAGCTGTGGGCGCCCTTCAACCGGGGCTTCTTCAATCAGTTCCGGCAGTTTGTTTGGGTCCAACGGCTCAAAGCCTGACCGCAAAGACTCGACGGCCTGCAATATTGCCTTCGCATCTTCTTTGCCCTTCGGCACCACAAAAATCAGGTTGTTGAGGCGCGCGGGATGTCGGAACCCCATACCACCTTCAGCAATCCACGCATCCCAAACGTCTTTGGGGATGTCCGTCAAGCCCGGCTCCGGGTTCAACGATGCCACCGGCTGAATAGTCGGAACTCGCTTCATCCACTCGGCATGCGTGCCATTCAACAGCACCTTGGCGTACTTCGGTCCGTTGACCACACCACCCCATGCACCTTCCGTGTGTTCCACTCCAATTTCGAGCCACAGGCCGTGGGGGAGTTTGCAACCAATTCTGATAAGTTCCATCGTCAATTCTCCATAACAATTGTTGATGCGCTCTATCGAGTGTTAGGCCCCGAAATGCGCGTTAGTAGAAACCATCGCCAGCCCGCAACCCGGAGCATTGCTGCACACGAACCACGGGGTAAGCTCTGCGCCGGTAGTCTCGCCTGCAATGGCGCTGCCGTCAACCAGGGAGGCGTACACGGGCATACCAGTATAGGCCCCGCCAGCGAAGCGCAGCCAGAAGTCACCCTTGGCCATGAGCGTTACAGGCAGCCCTTGGCGGATGCGGAACGCGCGCACCGCGGGGTCATAGAATTGCCAGGAATGACCGAAGCCGACAACGCCAGCGCCGTACCCGGAGAACAGCGGCACTACCACACCAAGCTGGTCTTGCGCGCTGGTGCGCGTGTTCGCCACAGTGTGGGCAGCGTTGTTGCCCCACCCGAAGCGCGCGGCAATCGTGCCACCAGCTTGTCCGACGTAGCCGCCCGGGCCAGCGGGCGCGGAGGGCATACGCGGCTGGCCGTTGATGTAGCGGGGGAGTGATGCGAAAGCGCCCTCGAATACTTGCGTATTGAGGGCGCGTTGGTTTCCAAACATGGCGGGGTGGTCGATTATCCGACCATCTGCACCACGAAAACGGGCCGATAGAAAATCGTGCCCCAAGTGCCGCCGCTCTTCTTCTGTTCCCACGAAGAAGACTTGGTGACCACCGCGTGGCTGCGCATCTTCTCAGTGAATGCGCACTGCACGGTGCGCTGTCCCCGAACCATCGGCGCGTACAACTGCACCAATTCGCCGCCTGCATTCACAGCGGAGAACTGCGGAATGGTGTAGATGGTGAGGTTGGGGAAGTTGGTCTTGATTTGCGTCAGCACGTTCAAGTTGGTGCTGTTAGATTTGTTCAAGTTCAACGCGTTGGTGGGCGACAGACCCATGCGCATTTCGCTCTTCGCATTCAGAATGCCGTTGGACTGCGTAATGAGCAATCGCACCAGGCGCAGAATGTCGTTGTAAATAACCAGCGGGTCCGTCTGCGTGGTCCAATTCAACGTCGGCGCAATGGGCGCTGACAACGCGGGGTCATTCACACCACCGTAGTTTTGCAGCCCGGCAATGCCGAACAGGTAAGAGTCATTTTGAAATTCCATCATGACGCGCAGCGAAGACTGGTTGAGTTGGTTGACCCAATCCACACGGCCTTCCGCTTCCCGCTCAATCTCGCGCTCGCCGTATTCGGTGAACGTCTGATAGTGGTAGCTCTGACGCTGCGGGTAGTTGATGTTCGAAGTGACACGGCCCGCCTGGCTGAAGTCACCGTATGTGGACACGTAGCCGCCGCGCTCTGCGGTAATGAACATCGCCGTATCGCTGACCCACGAACCCTTCTTGGTTTCATCGTAGAATTCAGCCGCGTTCAGGGGCTCCAACACAATCTGAATGATTGCGGGGTCCACAAACGTGGTGAACAGCGCGGGCACACCAGCGTTGGCAGCGGTCACCAGTTGCGGTTGCGCATCCATCGCCAAATCGGTGTCAATGAGCTTCAGGCCCGTGGCTTCACGGCCAAGGCTGGCCATAAAGTGGACGCCATATCGGCGGGCGAGTGCGGCTTGGTCAAATGCGATTCTCATGTGAATATTCCTGTGTTCCTAAACTGTGAAGCCGCAACCCTTAGTTGTACCAGCTTGAGATGATGGCCAACTCACCCGGCAAGCAATTCGACGCCACCGTGAACTGCGTGGCCACGTTGCCTGCTGGCACCGTGATGGTTTCCGAAGCCGTATGGACTGCCACACCGCCCGGAATTCCCAATGTGTACGTGCCGACCCCGCCCACGCCCGTGCCGAACGCTGCAATGGTTGTGCCCGCGGTGATACCGCTGCCGCTGATGACATCGCCAACCGACAGCGAGCCAGCAGAGATGGCCGTCACATTCAGCGTGAAGCTGGTGGTGGTGGCCGCTTGCGTGGCAATCGTGCCCGGTGCGGTGCTCAAACTGTAGGTGCTGCCGACAGCGCCCGGGGTTCCGGTCAACTGCGCGGTGACCGTGGTGCCCGCGGTAACGCCCGCAGACGTGACCACATCGCCAACTTCAATCAGGCTGCCCGCGGTCTGCGCGACCACGGTAAGCACGTTGGTGGCAAAGCTGGCCGTGCCGGTGAAGCCTACGGAGCCGGTGACGCTGGTGGGCGTTCCGGTGCCGCTCTGCGCAGCGCCCGTGGTTTCATCGGCATAAACCTGTTGGCCCGCCGTCGCGCCGTTGCCGAAGCGTGCCCAAAATTCGCCCTGGCTGAAAAGGGTGACCATGAAGCCTGACGGCACCAGCATGGTGGCAGCGCCAAGGAACGCGGTAATGAGTGCCTGTGCGTTGCGAGCGAAGAAACCAATTTGGTTTCCGCTGGCGTAAGACTGACTGACACTTTGGTCTGTCGGGTCAACGAACGCGAAGCGGCCGACTAGCAAGCCGGTTGGTGGGGCAACCAAGTTGCCACCAACAGCCAGCACTGATGCGCGCGGGTTGAGGCTGGCGAAATCGCCTTCAACAGCCGGGGGCGCCTTTGATCCGACGACATTTTGAAAACCATTGGGGCTTGACATGTGATGTACCTATTTGCTTATCGGCGGATACGGTCGAAGCCCGGGAAGGCTTCCGACATTGATTTGACTTTCCCGTCTGTCGCCAGTTCGGGGGATGCGCTGCCGCTGGCCTTCGTGGCCACATCGAGCATGGCGCCATACGCGGCCGGGGGAACACCGTCAACGGCAATTCCCAACTTGACCAACGCGGCCTTGTAAACTTCTGCGGCGCTGTCATACGCGACCACACCCAAGATGGGCTCAACTTTGCGGCGGGCCGCATGGAGCGCATCGCGGGCGCCAACAGCCTTGGCAACGCGCGCATCAATCGCTGCGTCCATGGCCTTCTTGTCTTTTCCGCCCAAGCCCCAATTGCCATCCTTCGCGGCGCCTTTCTCTTCGGGGTCTTCGTTGTCTTCATCTTCACCATCCACTTCCTCTTCGTCATTCGTGGAATTGGTGATGATTTCAGTTTCCGGGCCTTCGAGATTCAACACACCGTCTTTGGCTGCCTTATCCTTCGCGGCCTTGTCGGCTGCGGCTTTATCCTTGGCTGCCTTGTCTTTCGCGGCCTTATCCTTTGCGGATTTGTCCAACGCCATTTGCGCGTCAACGGCTGCGGTAATGTCTTCCGGCTTCGCATCGGTCGCGAAGAAGGGAGCAAGCGAGGCAATCAGGGTAGCAACTTTCATGGGCATAACTCGCGTGGAAATGAGAAGTAGATCAACAAGTGGTCCAATCCTATACCAACCGGATCACACTATGCAACAGCCGAATCATGTACGAACGCATCCGGACCGACGCGGCCCGCTTCCACCAGTGCCACGTGGTTGCCCACCAGCCTGGTCATACGGCCATCGTATTTGACCCCATCGACTTCACCAGGGGACATGTCAACAACGTACCGATACCCGCAAGAAAGCTCCCGTTGTTCTCCGGACTCGATGACGCGGATGGCTTCAGCATCCCACACGGTGATGTCAGCAATTAGGAACGGGTGACGGTATCGCACGTTGCTGATAGTGCCTACCATATAAGGCTTATTCGGTTGATCTGCTGTGGAAGCCACATGCTGCATCATCAGCGGGATGCGCTCATACGTGGCCTTCGCGGCCTCAAGCTCCGCAGCATCGCGGTAGAGCATGTACGCGCGACCGGGCTCAAGTCCCAAGACTTCGCTGCCGGGGATTTCGCGCCCGTAGTATGGGCACACGTTGGCCTTCGAGATGTTGCAGGATTCGACTACCAAGCGGCCGTCCACCGTCTCCACACGCAGCGAACGGTCAAACGCCATGCGCCGGTCATTGGCGGCGACGGCCGGGCAGTCATTGGCCTCAAGGTCAATGTCTTCATCTTCTTCAAGCTCGATATCTTCGCCCGCTTCATGGTAGGCAATCGCTACAGCTTGGGCCGTGGGTTTGCCTGCCCGTTTTTCGGTGGCTACGTTGGCGCTGAAGGCGGCTTTAGATTTTCCGGCTTGGAGTGGCATGCCCCAAGCATACGGCAGGTTACTTGATGTTGTCGAATCCGGGGATAATAGACTTGGATGTGCAGCGGCAGTTGGGGAGGGTGCCGGGCCAACATTGTTGCTTGGCCAGCGGGTCATACACACCATCCGCTAGCTTGAATACCAGCTTATCTGCACCCCATCGGACATGATGGCTGCGGGGCACTTTGCCGCCACCGCTGTGTCGCCACACTGCTTCGGTTATGCCAAGCTCCTGCCGCCGCGTGTTCTCAATGACGGCCTTGGCCTTGTTGTTTTGATCCCGCGCTATGAATGACGCGCGACGGTGGGACACCCCATAGTTGGCCTGCAACTCTTTGCGCAACGTGCCCATGTCGCCACCGCGCATGACTGACTGCCACACGCTGGTGCTCACATCCTTCAAGAATTGTTGGGGGATGGACTTAATCAAGCCCACGTTTTCGTGCAGGACCGCGTGGTAATTCTCCACGCTTTTCTTCGAAGGCGCGAAGGTCACGGTGAACCCGGCAGACTTCAGCGCCGCGTTGAATGCTCTATCTGTGGTGGCGAAATTCTTGGTAACGAATTTTCGGCCAAGGTCCAACGACATCTTGTTGAACTTCCGTTGCCACAGGCCACCCCATTTTTTCAGCGCTCGATTCAGCGCCACCGTGGGTGTGGGGGCATCCTGCGCGAAGCCCGCGGTGGGTGTGTTGGACTTCCACGCGGCTTGAATATGGCACAGCATAGAGTTGGCGCAACGTTCCAGCAGGTCTTGCAATTGCTTGCGATACCATGCCTCCACACCTTTGTTGGAGTGGACAGGAACCAGCACTATGGGCTTGCTGGTGGGGTTTATTAGCTTACGCGTACGCATCCGCTTCAGCCCATAGCTCATTGATGCCCGCATCATTCAGCACAATGGCGTCAGCCGCTATAGGTGCGTCACTCACGTGGCTGCTGCGTACCAATCCCGGCCGCGCAATGCCAATGATTGTGCCGCCTAGGTCACGTACCAACTTGGCTTCGTTAGTAAAGCGTACATCGGTGATGACAATGCTGTCACTCATGCGCATGCTGTTCAACATCTTCTTAATCCAGAAGTCCTGCCGTATCTGGTTGCGCAAGCATTCGGTGCCTAACTTCTGCAAAAAATCTCGCGTGCTAAAGCCCCATTCAGGCAGGATAGCATCGCGGTCGAAGCCCTGTTGGCCTTCCATCTCCCACACTTCACGGCCCAACAGGATGGCCGCGGCTGCCTTCAATGGCGTGGCGAACGCACGGCGCACATAGCCGTGATGGCCCACCAAACGTTCCGCAAAGGTATCCTTGCCGCAGCGGGGCAGCCCGGTCAATCCAATCAGTTTCATAGCCGATATTTTCCATTGACGATGGTGATTAGTTGGCGCTTGCCATTGGCGTACACAGCCCCGTGGGTGTGCAGCCAGCCCGACACGCCAGCCGCGTTATATTCGAGTTGGAGCCGCGAAGACGTGCCAATCTGCATGGCGCCTTCATTCGCGCCCGGACTGTGGGCATGGCCTATCATGACGCGTACACCGACACGGCGCAGATTCTTGATAGAGCCGCGGGCGCCGTTGGGGCCACGGTCACCATGCAAGTCCATCTGAATGCCCTTGACGCGCGAGCCCTCACCACCCTTGCCGGTGAGGCACACCACCTTGACGCGTTCCCTGTCCCACGTCTCATTCATGATGCGGTTGACCCAATACGGCCACGGGTTGGTGTACTCCGTGCCGCCCGGGCCAATCTTTGCGCTGTCGTGCATCACCTTGGCAGTTTCGAGGTAGAAGGCACGCTGGATGACGGGCAGCTTTTTCCAATCGCTTTTGATAATCCACGTATTCAAAAAGCCGTCGCTGTGGTTATCGGGCACGATGTAGGACGTGGCGTATAGCGGGGTTCGCTGTGCCACGAAGTTGACGGCCTCACGCACTTCCCCCATGGCGTCGTCATAGCCCGCCCTGGCCTTCGCCGCTTCGTTGAACGGGTTGCCGAAGTGGTGATGGTTGACCGCATAGCCGTCATTCACGTCATGGAAATAGATGCGCTTGGGCTGTAGGGCCTCAATCAAACCCTTGGGGCCGAACGTCGCGCGGTCCACCTTTGGGTCCGTGAAGCGGGCGTGACTGTCACCAATCGCGATGCCTTCGCAGGGCGGGGCCTTCTCCACACCCGTGGGCGTATACATCGTGTCAATGTCAATGCCCACGCCATCGTCGGTGAAGTTGACGTGGCGGGCGTAGAAAATGCCATGCTTGTCAAGTTCCACAATCAGCACACCATAGCAGTGGTGGAATTCACCACCGGCACCAGCACGGCTGTTGGTGTAGTTCGCGAGCGTGCAAGCGCCCGTGGTGGTCATCAGCTTGGCCATCTGGCCACCGGGCACAGGCACGGTTTTGAATTGGTATTTGGTATGGCCCACGATGGTGGACTCCCCACCAGTCAGCCCTTCGAAGCCCGTTAGCGGTTCCGCGGCAGTGGGTACAATCTTGATCGATCCGGCACACACCAAATTGGGGTTCACCTGCATGCGCTGGTTGAGCCAATAGGGGCGGGTCTTTTCGTCCCATCGCTCTGCATCTTCTTGCGAGCGTGACCACTGTGATGTGGGGTTTTTGTAGCGTAATTGAATCACGGACAGGTGCGCCTTCAGATGGTCACGCATGCCTAGGATGGCTGCCCACACCTTCGGGTGGACGGGTGTGCCGTTCTGCGCGGCCGTGAAGAGAAACCGCACGGTGCCCTTGGGTGCCAGGTTGGCGTGGATTTCCCGCACCTTCGAGGCTTCCGCCAGGGGGTGGTGGGCTGCGTGGAAATCCTTGAGGGTGCGTGCGGTTGTCATGGCCTATTCTCCGCGGAGCTTTGCCGCTGTCTTTGCGTTGCCGAAATATACACGCTTCACGCTCTTACCGTGAGCGGCCGGTGTTTCCACAATATGGGCCTCAAATTGGCCCCGGTACTTGGCGATTTCACCCGTGCTGATGCTGGCCAGCTTCATAAAGTCCACTTCGTATTCATAGTGTTCCGGGCCAACCTTTGCGATTTGCTCCAAGGCCGCGCGCATCTTCTTGGGCACGATGACATCACGGTCATGCGCGTCACGAAAATCAGCGATGGTGCGGGCGGGGGTCGATTTACTTGCCATTGGTCTTTGTCTCCGGTTTGGATTTAATCAGGGCGCCACGGAAATACCGCGGCCTGTCGTCACCTTTTCGCGGGCTGGTGAAGGGGTCGGCAATGTGCTCACGGATGCTGTCAGCAGCACGCTGCGCCATACCCGCATCAGTCACCTGCCGCATAGATTCTTTTCTTAATCGCATCCTCGCCCCTTTACACTCACACCATCAGCGTAATACCCGCCAGCACCATTGGCCTGGCCGGGCTTTGATAGAAACACATCCGCATCCACCCAACCCTTCGGGCAGTGGAAGCCCCAACGGCGCCGTGGCGGAAACCGAAACCACAACGTCCACACGGGGCGCTTGTCGAAGAGTACCACGCGGTGTGGGACTTCAGCGCGTCGGAAGTAAGGCACGAACGGTAAGCGACGGTGCAGAATATCTTGGACGCGCATGCCTGTATACCAGCGCCAGCCAGGCACTTCTTCGCACTCTCGCACGATTTCCGCGAAGCCTTGCGGGCTTAGGATGATGCTGATGTTGTCGGCTTTGTGGTCATGCAACGCGCGGTCTTCGTCGCTGCGCCACCATTTGTGCAGACAGAGTTGCCAGCCACGCCAGTTAAAAAATACCCAACGCCACGTTTGTGGGTCGGCTGGCGGGCCTATGATTAGGTCGGGGGCTCTCACTGGTTGCGAAGGCTACGCGATGGATGACGCTGCTGTCAATCCTTCTTGGCGGCTTTTTTCGCTGCGAGCGCCAACGCGTTCTTCCGGTCTTTGTCATTCTCGCTTGACTGGTGTTCGCGGTCTTTGTCCGCTTCACTCGATGCGTGCTCAAGGGACGCGCCTTCGCCATCATCGTCACCGTCACCTTCGCCCGTCAATTCTGGTTCCGGCAGGCCGGGTGCATCGCCGCTCAAGCCATCGTATCCGCTGGTGGGGTCTTTCGACAAACGGTCACGGACTTCTTGCGGGTCCAATACACCCTTGTCGATATACACGCCATCGCGGTCTGCGTCGCTCTTCCGCTCTTCAGCCAATTCCTTGGCCGTGGGTTCATCAAGCGGCACCCACTCATGCGTGATGGCATCGTCAATGACACCGTACAGGTGACACTGGATTGCCTCAATGCACAGCTTCAAGTTAGCGTCGGGGCCGTTCTGTTGCTGCGAGGATAAAAACTCATGCCATACTTGTATCTCGCCCTCACTGTCGGCATTGAGCCCGGCAGGGGTGATGCCTGTCATGATGACCAGCGGTTGGTGGACAATCGCCGCCATGTGCTCCTGGCTCTGCGCTTGGAGCTTATCGAGTGATGCCAACGACGTGTCGGCCTTCACAATCTCTTCCGTGGCCTTATCCAACAGCATCAAGCCTTGGTTGTCGCGATTGTTCGCGAACAACTGCGCGCGACCCATCACCCCACCATTCTCCGTGTCTTCGAGCAACGCAGACAGGTTAGTCAGCAGCGCGGTGATGCTGAATTTGTGGATAAGGTCATTGACTGACTTGCGCGTGCGCAGCCACATGTTGACGGCTGGCTCAAGCAACTGCGTCCACGACAGCCCACCGAAGTTGTAAGCAGGCTTCAGCAGGTCGGGCACCGGGCGTGACAGGAACATCAGCAGCCGCGTGTGGTGGGTCTTCTTGCCCATCACGAACCACGAAGACGGCTTGTAGAAATCGGGCCGCGTCGGGTCCGTGGCGTTGTACGAATACGGGGTGGTCCAATATGGTTCAATCGGCTGGAACCCAAGCAACGAACCCTTTTTGATTGACTGCGCGTCAATGACCAAAGGTAGCTGGCGGGTATTGTCATCTTCCTGGCCCTTGATGCGGATGTACAGTTGCCCGCGGCCAAAGAAGCCGTCATAGGTGATGCACGTCCGGAAATGGTCGCGCAACTTCATGTCTTCCATGCACTGCGTGATTTCCGTGATTTTGTCAGCCAGCGGGTCAGCTTCGGCGGGCGCCGCGTTTTCGCCGGGCTTGCCTTCATCTTCTGCAATATCCACGGTACCGTCTTTTTTCTTTTTCTTGTCCGTGGCCTTGAGCTTCACCCATCGGCGGGTCATCTCCGCGGCCTGCATCTCAGATGGGGCGCGGTACTCCGCGATCTGCACCAACTGTGCTAGGTACGGATAGCCTTGGAAGAAGTAGCCAAACGCCAAGTTGGAGTTGCCCCAACCAAACAACGTGCCCACATCGGGCATGGCGTCATAGGCAATCTCTTTGCAGCCCGGGCTGTCCATCGCCAGCACCAATGCGGTGCCCGTGGGCGGCTTCTTAGGGATGACACCGGGCGGCAATTCGGGCAGCCGAAGCTCACCGTAGTTTGGGTTCAACTGCCGGATGATAGCGGCGCCATCGAGCGCCCCCGCTGCCTTTTCGCTGGTGCGACGCACTGCGCGCATCAGGTGCTTCAGCGTTCCCGTGGGAACAATATCGGTCTTACGGGCGCGCACGGGGCGCTTGGGGGCGGGTTTCTTCATATCGGGGAGTATGCCACCGGGCTACCGGGTGCGTCCACCTGTGGCCGCTAGTATGTCATCTGTGATGACCAGGCGCCCGACGCGCGGGGCCATGGCGATTATCACGGCATCAGCCAGGTTGGGCGACAGGGCACCCTTGTCAATGGGGGCCTTGTCTATCAGCATTTTGCCCGCGTTGTCTTGCTTGTATTGGGCCTGTGATAGCTCCGATTTCAAGCGCTCAAAATCCTTGTAACCGCTGGATAGGCTGATGCAGTCTTCGACCTTCGGCAGCGGCATGGACGGGTCGCCGCGGCCCGCGGCCGTCTCCACCAGCAGCCAGGTATTGCGGAAGCGCCAGCGAGCGGTAAACCACGCTTGGGCCTTCAGGTTTTTATAATAATCTTCGTTGGTGCGGTCCGTGCCAGGCGCGATGGACTCCGGGTCCACAGGGGACGCGCTGCCGCGGTACATCGTGGCCCGCACCGTGCGCATGCGTTTGGCTTTGCGGCCTTCGTTTATCTTGCGTGCGTCTCCACGGATGCCAACGCCCATGCCGTCACCGTCATACGCAAATTCTGGCATTTCGTACTCGTCGCACAGGGCAAACGCTTTTTCCGCTGTTTCATATAGGTCCGAGTCTTTGCCGGTCCACATCTCGGCGTACCGGATGACGATACCGTGGCGCACGGCCAGGGCATTCTTATCCTTGCCGCGGTCTGCAATATCGAGCCCGGCCAGCTTCACACCGTTGACGGTCCACCCCAACTTGATATGCGCGTCAACTGCTGCCTGCACGTAGTTGTACGGGATAACTATGCCTTCCATCGACGCATCAAATTGTTTCATCACTTCTTGGTTGAACGTGATGGGGTCCAACTCAAAGCGCTTCTTTTCCAACCATACTTCATCTTTGCGCAAGTCATCGAACCAATCAAAGTCAAAACGGTGCTTGGTGCCCGCATAGCGTCGGGCCTTCTCCGCAAAGGGGTTGGCCTGGCCGGGCACCGATGACATGTCTATGCGGCAATCAGTGGATGCGGACACGGCCGCGTCTACAATAGCGGGCTGCATTAAGTGCGCGGCTTCGTCCACGAAGAAGATAGCCTTGCGGCCACCGCGGCCCATGCGGTCACCCGCGTCCCCGGTGATACTGCTGGCAGTCTGCGGGAAGGTCAGCATTTTATGGCTGCTGCATTTCTCCACGGTCCACCCGCCGCGGAATTCTTCGGGCAAGTTCTCAAGGAACATGCGCCCCTTAAAAAATAGAGTGTCCGGGTTTTTGGTGCTGTCTAGCTTGTCTTCGGTAGCGCTGCCAAAACCTACCATCATATTTTTGTGGAAGATGCACAGTCCACACGCGGCAGCAAACGCTATCCATGATGCACCCACGTCGCGCGCTTTTACCAATACCCCGGGCTCGCTCGATTGCCACAGACCAATTATCCATTCAACCAATTCAACCTGCTTAGGCATCAGCACCATGGGCATGATGGGGTTGCGGCCCTTACCACTGACACGGGGGTCAACTGTAACGGCCCAATCGCTGATGAAGTCAGCCACGTGGTCTTTGTAGTAGGCCCGAACGGCCGTAAAGCGGTCAGGCGCCGCGCGCAGCCACTTCAGGCGCTCGATGCGCTCAAGCCATATGGGCTGGTAGTCGGGGTTTTTGAAGTCAAGCGGGGGGAGAAGTATTGCAGCGGCCATGGTTTCCCAAGCTCCGTTAAATTACCCCGGACGGATGCGCCATGCAGAGCCGTTAACCGGGGTGTACTGCGGAACTGTGACACAGCACTAGGAATCCTGCAAATTTTTATGGTGTGATGGCGGGTTGGGCAATAAGCGCACCAGTTATGAATAAGTGGTGCTGTGTTGAAACTGTGACGCAGTTGGCATACATTGACACGTGTGTCATCCAAGATGCTGCCCATGCGCTACGTAATCGTTTTCAACCCGAACACTTGCAGCCAGACTTGCCACTCCGCAGCATGCAGCGCGGCCACCGATGTGGAAGGCCTGCGGGTGCGGGGTGAAGAGTTTCACACAGTAGCAGCGGCTTTTGAATCCGCGCTGTTCGATGAACGCGAGCGCAGCGCTTGCGATGACCCCTTGACCATCACCAAGGTATACGGCTGGAAAGTTCACAAGTGTACGAAAGTGTGAACTGTGACACGCTTGTCAACCTAGCTATCATCCAAGATACGTACACCAACCACCAGGGAGTAGATGAAGATGGCAGCGAACAATCAAGGGATTTGGCACTTAAACCTGAACGGCGCCGTGGCCTGTAAACGCCAGACTGCGCATATGTACATCAAGATTGACGAATTCCGCGCCTACGGCATGGCCAATCATCGCCGCTGTGTCCGGTGTGTGGCACTCCTGGCCAAGATGGACGCCAGCGCGGCTCGCAAGGCCGCACGCGAGGCTGCGGCTAAGGTGGGCACATGAACAATGACCCACGCTACACCGGGGTGGCGCTCATGCTGCCCCAAGTCCTGCCACCCATCACCAAGGTGGACGCGCTGAAGGCATACAAGCGCCTGGTGCGGGCCTTCGGCGGCACGGCCGACATACCCGTGGGCGTACTCGAAAACCGGGGCGGGCGCCCTATACGGAGCAACTACCGCAGCCGCGGGCGGCAGGTGTGGGCATCGAGTACGCCCACCAGCAGCCACCACAAGGGATGGGGGCGGCTAATCCACGATGCCAGCCACTACGTATTCAGAAAGCGCCACCCGTCAGCCCGGCCCCACGACGGTGGCCACGCGCAGCTTGAAACACAGATGGCCCATTATGTGGTCAAACACAACCTGATTGAGCGGATGCAGCCCAAGCCTAAAGTGGGACGCAGTAAGGTTGACAACAGCGTCAAGTTGGCCAAGACTGACGCGGCCATCAAACGGTGGCAGACCAAAGCGAAGCGCGCGGCCACGGCCTTGCGCAAGCTAAACGCCAAGCGTAAACGAATTCTGAGACTAATGGAGACACCGGCCACATGACTGACACCAACAACCCCATCCCCATCAACCAGCCCGCGGCGATATCAGCCGCCACCCCGATGCTGCGCTACCGCGTGCAGGAGGCCAACGGCCAGGTGCATGTGGGCTACTTTCTACCGGACCCGGACAAGCGCGGCACCGTCAAGCTGGTGGCGCGCACGCAGCATAACAACCGCGGCATTGCTGATGACCGCATAGTCAAGCGCGCATTGGCTGCCGCGAAGAAGGGCGGCAAGCCGTGGGTGCAATACGTGTTCACACAAGATACGGGCGCGTTCCAAGCATTCGAGACAGAAGCGGCAGCCATCGACGCTGCCACCAAGTCTGAGTTGCCCTGCGTTCTGTACCGACCGAACGGCACGTGGGATGCCCTATGAATCAAGCCGAACACATCTTGACGCAGTGGCTACTGGCGTCCACCCACGCTGAAGCCCGACGCGACTACACGGGCGATGACGTGCGGGCCATCATGACTTGGCAGGCGGAGCGCGCGGCCGGGTATCCGTTCAACCCTGCGGCCGTGCTGCCAGCAGTGTGGCAACTATGACCCGCTGCACATGCGGCTACGTATCGACGCCCCCGCGTAAAATGGTGATAGGGGACATCGTGCCGGATTGGGTTTGGGACACGGCTTACAGAGACACACAGCCGATGTGGCCTTGCAATATGGGGTGGCCATCATGAGCGAACTACAACGCGCCTTTGAACGCTGGTTCACCGGCACCTATGACAACACCATCATGGACACGGACACCAAGGGCGCCTACATCAGCGCCACCACACAGCTGGCGTGGGCGGCCTTCAAGGGCGGCCGGGCATACATCCCGCGGGCCAAGGTGGCGTGATGCGCGGTGGGTGGACAGACCTACACCGGGGGCTCAACCAGCCCCGCACAGGGCTGCCGCTCGATGCCATGTGGGAGCGCCACTACGCCTTCGAGTGGATGGGCGCGCCCCCGGACATCGCCGCGCAGCAGCGCTTACAGCGCGTCATGGAGACGCCCCCGGAGTACCAGCGCCGCGGGTGGGTCGAATTCGACAGGACGCGCAGCCGATACGCTAAAACGTGACGTAGATCACAGCAGTTGACACGCTTGTCATCCAAGATGTGCTCACCAACCAGGGAGTACGCAGAGATGGCAAAAGAGTTTCAAGGTTTAGACACCCCGCAAGACAACGCGTTGCAGCAGTGCATTGACGCGTATGCCGCTGACGGATACCTGCTGATTGCCGACACCACGCCCGGCCAGTATTACAAGCCCTTCGAGGGCAGCGAGCCGTGGGACTGCAAGTGCGTCGCCATCTGGAAAGACTCGGAAGGCCGCGTGTGGGCGGAAGAGTACTAGCACATGGCACGCAAAGACGGCTTCCGCCCATCGGTCATCAACGCTGCTGAATTCACGTTCGTGTCCCAACACTACCTTGGCCACTCAGAAGAGGCATGGGAAGCGCTGTGCAATGAGATGGCCGACGAACACGAAAACCTGTTGGCGCACCAGGAAGCGCACCCCGGCTTCACGGTGGCGGGTCACAAGTGGCCCGGCATCTGCGATTGCTGCGGCGCCCGGTATCTCTACGGTGCAACGTTCCACACGGCTGTCACCAACACCTATATCAGCGTGGGCAATACGTGCGCTGGCAAGCTGCGCATGGGTGACCCGGTGGCGTTTAAGCGATTCCGCGACCAGGTAAACACATGGAAGAAGCACCAGGAGCGCGTGGCCAAGGCCCGTGCCTACCTGACCACAGTGGGCCTGCTGGCCATGCTCGATATGTACTTGGACAAGGCCAACCGCTCCATAGAATTCCCCGAAGTCACGTTGCGCGACATGTGCAGCAAGGTCATTGGGTGGGGCAGCGAGTTGAGCGAGAAGCAACAGGCATTCGCCCACAAACTCCTGAAGCAGATTGCAGACCGTCCCAATCTCGAAGCCGAACGTGAAGCCCGCGACGCAGCGCGCAAGCCGGTGCCGGTCACTGACAAGCGCATCACCATTGCAGGTATCGTTATCAGCGCCAAGTATGACCAAGGTGGATGGGTGGACGGGCAGAGCTTCCCGCGCCCGGAGTCCATCAAGATTGTCATAGAGACGGCCGAAGGTTGGAAGGTGTGGGGCTCTGCGCCTCGCGAGTTGTATGGTGCTGTGGGCTACTTGGAGCGCGCACCGGATGACACCGCGCCCATTAAGTACCGCAGCATGGAGCAAGCGGCAGCCGACCTGAAGGGTGTGACGGTGCAACTTGACGCGCGTGTCACGGTGAGCGATAAGGATAGCAAGTTTGGTTTCTTCAAGCGGCCCACCAAGGCTGCCATCGTCACACAACAGGAGATTGCAGCGTGAACACCTACACCCTGATTGGCCAGCGACGCCCTAGCACGTGGGGCGGCTGGTCACAGATGGTCTGTGTGGGTGACCGGCTCTACATGGTGTCGATGCGCACCGGCAAACGTATCCGCATTCCCTACAAGCCGCGCGGGCCAGGCGCCTACGGGCACCAGTGGATTGGGCGCGTGCATTCCATTGATGATGGCAAGCGCATCGAGTGGGAAGACATCGTTGGCGGCTCCATCGGGGTGCGCGGCCTGCTGCGATACGCAGATATTTTGACTGACACAGGAGATAACGCAACATGAATAAACTGATGATTAAGCGGGCGCAACAGTTCGCCGCGCAACTCATAGCCAACCGGCGCACGGTGCGCAATTGGACGCATGAGGGCGCCCAAGACTACCTTGAGCAAGCCTACCAAGCCGGGGCACGCTCGATGGACAGGTGGCATAAACGGCGCTTGGCCAAGGCGGTGGGTGTGGACGGCACCGTGCATGCTGGCTTCAGCATCATGTCAACCGATGATGGTAAGGGCGAAGTGCTCACGATACCGGCCCTGGCTGCTGACACGCGGCGCCCGCACGGTAGCTGCTTGGCATGTGGGCGGGCTCTACGCGCTCAAGGGCGTTGCAGCAGCGATGAATGCCCTGGCTTAGGCGGCAGCTACGGTGGCATATGAGCACCGTCACCAGCATCATCAACCGGCTGACACACGGGCTGCGGGTCACCAGGGCGCGCGGCAAATCGGTGGCGCCCATCGGCAGCACCAACAGCGCGTGGGCTCGATACTGCATCAACTACGGGCACAGCTTCCGCACGTACACGCTAGGCTATGAACTGCTAGTGGGCGCCGATTGCACCGACCAGGGCAGCGTGTGGCAACAGCGGGGCTTTGCGGCGCTCGCAGAGCACGTGGGGAGGCTGTGACATGGCCGTCCACTGGCGCAGTGAGGGGACACGGCAGACGGCATGCGGGCGCCCGCTGACGGTCAACTATGCTGAATTCGATGTGGGCCACGTAAACTGCCGCACCTGCCTGCACACGCTAGGGCTCTTCGTGCCGCTGGCCTACCTACGCCGCCACCAGTTGCGCTGGCGTATCGAGAATGACCCCGCATGGGCCAAGTTCGCTTGGATGCTGAAGACATGACGCGCCCCGTACACTGCTATGTGGTCACGGTGAACGGCTGCATGGTGTTCACGCTGCTGGCCCGCGATGTCACCACAGTGGCCGACCTGCTGCGCTCCGCGCTGCGCGTTACCATCAGGCGCATCCTATGAGCCGCCGCGATGCAGGACCTAAGCGCCGGGCCAACGCCTACGCCCAACGCAATTACCTCACCTTGAGCCCGTCCGACATCAAGGCCGCGCTAGTCAGGGCGTGGATGTCCGGGTACGGCAGCGCTGCCCGTGCACGACGCGCTAGAAGTGTGACGCCCATCACGCCAAGTGACACGGGCGTCACCCAAGATACACGCACCCCATACCGGGGCAACCAGGAGTAGATGACAATGACTCAAGTACACAAAGCCAACCAGCACAGCAAGCGCGCGGGCAACCTGTGGCGCAACCGCGCCCATAAGCGAGCGTTGCACGTACACGTACAGGGACCAAACCGCGCTGACCGTCGCCTACCGCTGCGCCTGGCTCATGCTGCCGACGTAGCCGCCAAGGCTGCCGAGAAGGCACGCAAGGCCGAATTGGCCGCAGCCATCCCCACACACCCGGTGTTCGCGGCGCTGTCGCCCGAAGCACGGGCCACCATCGCGAGCAACATGGAGCCGCCGCAGTCATGAGCGAGTCCGACGCCAACCGCATGTTGAGCGACACTGCGCGAGTGCGGGTGCTGCCCGACGTGTTGGAGGATACGCAGCGCATGCCGGTGGATGACCGGCGCAAGCGCATGGCTCAAGCCTACGGCCTACACACGGCCTTCAGGAACGGGCACGACGTACCGGGCCGTGAACGTCGGCGCCCTCACACCGTGGGCGAGCGGCGCCCGGAGTACACACCGAAGCCCTGGCAACAGGCGTTCATTGACTTCATCAACGACGGGAGTAAGCACCTGTGAGCAACCGTAACAATCAGCAGCGCCGCGTGGCGCGTCGATTCAAGCGCACGCAGCGAGCGACACAACACCATCAGCGGGGCGATGCCACAGTGGTGGCGTGCTTCGTGCTGTTGGCCGTCATCCTGGCCATGGTGGCTGGCCTGTCCCTCAACAGGTCGGGCCGCATCAACGGCTGGATATCCCGGTGCAACGCTGCGGGCGGGCTCGCTGTGCGCGTGCAGGACATCGGTGACAGCCGCCTGTACTGTGTGCGCCGTGACGTGCTGGTGCCGGAAGAGGGGCGCACACTGTGAAGCCTCGCGACCCCGAAGCACGTCTATTATGGTGGACGCTACTGGCTGGCGTGGCCATTGGCATCGCGATATCAGGCGTTGTGGCGTGGGCGATCTACGCCATTATCGTGTGGACAGAGCTATGAACATGGAGCGCCTTGGCAACGCTGTCAACTGGCTGGCGGTGCCGCTGTTCATCATCTGGCTGTGGTATGCGGGGTTCACTCCCGTCATCTGAAGCCGCGGGCACTGGCCATCATCGTCACCGTGGAGGGAGAACCCGAACGTGTGGCCAGTGCCGCGAGCTAGCGCCATGTGTAACGCGCCGTGACCATCCTAGCGCGTTCGCTTCACCATTGCCATATACCCATCAGCCGGGTCAGCGTTCGTGTCCATGGGCGCATCCACGGGCGGGGGCAGCCCTAGCTCACCCACTTTGCCATCGGTCTGGTAGGCGCCCAACAGCTTGGCCACTTCTTTGCGCGCGTCTTCGCTGTTGGCCATGAGCACTTCCAAGTCACCCTTGGCTCCTAGCTTCACGCCCTTGTAGAGTTTGCGCGCCTTGCCGGTGAGCTTGTCCGAGTCCGTCACGAACACGATACGCACCCCGGCCCCGTAACACGTTGGGCATGCGGGGTTGGGCTCGCGCTGCGGGTCGAAGTCAAAGCCGCCACGGTCACTTGGCGCCTTCATCAGTGGCTTGCTGTCAGCGCTGACACCCGCGTCAAGCGCGTCTTGTACAGCGTAGGCGTACTCCGCGTCTTGCCATTGATACGCGTGCCCGACGCCCCAACAGTGCCGACAGTTGCGCGAGGCCACGCGTATCAAATCGTTGGCGTCAGCGTTGGAAATATCAAGCTGCGTTTGCAGCACGTCGCGAGCTTTGATGACGGTTGACGCTGCCGCCAAGGCTTCAAGCTCTAGAATCCTTAGCGCGACCTTGGGGTTATCCATTTCACGGCTGGCGCTCACCCACACAGACTGCGGTTGCGTCAAGCGCCCCACGTTGTACGCCATCCGGTACGCTGTGCTTGCGTTGCGATATTCCACATAGGCACGCGCGAAGGCTTCTTGCTTCGCGGTGAGCAAATCGGCCTTTAATTCAATGGTTTGCGGCACGGCAGCGTTCATATGTCCACAGCCTACCGTAACGCCTAGCACCGTCAAGCCCCCTTGAATGCCTCGAATTGGGGCTACATCTCTCACGTATTTAGAACTGTCTGTTAATAAAAGGTATTGTATATATTGTATTAGATGGTGTATCTTGCAACTTGCAATCTAAATAATACCTTTTAATTATGGAGAGCCCCCGCTATGAACCAAATGTTACTCAGAATCACCGCCCGCGAAACCGGCCAAATGTTCTACAGCACCGGTAAGCCTTGCAAGTATGGCCACCACGCCCAACGCTACACCAGCACCGGGGGTTGTATCGAGTGCTTGCGACCCGGCCACACCGCCAAGGCGCTAGATGCGCTCCAAGCCCAAGTGGTGCAACGCTACACGTTGTATACGCTGATACCCGTCAATGTCACTATAGAAGACAAGGAAGAGTTAGACCGCTACTTGCATGCCTGTCTAGTGCAGTTCGATAAGTCCAAGGGTTGGCCCGTCGCGTTGCACGGCAATCCATTGACTTGGGCCGTAGAACACAATCGCCCCATCCGAGAATACAAGGCGTAGACGTGCAACGCATACGCCGACGTTGCAAGGTGCAAGGGCGCAAGCGCAGCTTGAAGGCTTGGGAGCTTGCAAGGCTTGCACGCAACGCTAGGCAACGCTGTGACTGTAGCGCCATGCCCTACCCGCATCGACGCGGTAGCGCCAGCACGGTGCGCATCGGTAGGGCGTCGATATCTGTTAAGTGTGAGCCCTGACGCGGTGCACCCACGTGTACGATGGCGTCATGCCACACACTACTTGCCACTGCCCGCGTGATTGCCCTTGGTTCCTGCCCGGTGAAGATGGCAGCGAAGACGGGGACGATTACGCGGGCGATTCATTTTAAACAGTGTGACACAGCGGTATTGACAGCCGTGTCATGTCCTGCCAGGATGCGCGTACTGCCGGGGGTTTCCCGGTGTAGCTCGCAGGCACCATATGTTTGCACTCGTACTGCCCAATGGCTTGATGTACGCGCCTAAGCTCGCATCAACGCTGACCCGCTGCCCCACACAGGCGGCACGCTGGAAAACACCCGAAGCCGCAGCGCTCGCGTGCGATAAGGCGAACGCGCAGCGCACCCGGCTAGAACAGAAGTTTGAACTGGTGGTGCTGTATTCCGAAGCCGATGTGGGGGCCACATGCGCTGCATAATCGCTTGGATGCTGGTGGGCCTCATGCTCCACGCCTGTGCCGGGTGTGTGCCGGTAGAGCCCCATAAACCCATAGTTACCTTCGAGAATGTGGTGTTGGACGGCGGGCGCCAGTGCGTCGTGGGATACGCCCACGATACTGCGCAGGCCATCCCGTTTGGTTTTACATGCGACCCGAAGAAGGTGGCACTGTTCCAACCGCATCCGCTGCCTGATTGGATGCCATGGGGTGCACCATGAACCGCACCATACTGTTGTTGGTGCTGTCGTCACTGACCGGCTGCGGCACGATATCAGGTTACGTCGAAGAGCACCCACAGGTGGTGGCCGTGGCTGGTGTCGCTGTGTTGACTGCCGGTGGCATCCTGTACGCCCGTAACCTGGCACACACTAACCATGTGCAGGTAGTCCAACAGCCTCGCACACAGTTGGGGGCGCTATGAGCCGCCGCGAAACATGGGCAGCCTTCGCCGCCATCGGCCTTGAGTCCACACGCGTGCCCCGGTTGATACTGCTGTCAGGCATCTTGGTGCTGCTGATGTTCGTGCTGGCCACGGGTGCCTTCGCTCAAGAAACAGCGGCGCCTGTTCCCACAGGAACATCTTTAGCCACTCCCGGCACTGAATGGTTGTTTGATGCGGCCTTGGGCGCCGACATGCTGCAATCGTTGCAGGTGCATCGGGTACCAGGCGCGACGCAGCGCAGTGGTGTATTAGGCCCGCACGCGAATGAAGCGCAGATATGCGGGTACTTCGTCGGCATGGGAGTGCTGCATTACCTGGCCACACGGGCGCTGATACGGGAGCACGTCAGCAGCGGGCTGATACAGGCATGGGAGACTGGCACTATCAGCTTGGAGATGGTCTACGTGAAGCGCAACGCATCGTTGGGGATACATTTCTATGTCCCTTAAATACACCATACATCGACGCTATGATGGCCTGTGGGCGTTGCTCGAAGATGGTGTGTTGATGTTCAAGCACCAGTCACCGAAGGCCGTTGAAGCTCACTTACGCGACCTATTGGAGCCGCCAGCACCCATTGCCGACCTGCCAGCGGACCCCAACGCTGTAATCAACGATGTGATAGCCCACATAGCCAACACGTGGGGCCGCTATGAGCAACCGACGTGGGGCCTTGATGCGCGTGTCAGGCATAAGCCCACAGGCAAGCTGTGTGTGGTCCGCGGTTACATGGCTTGGACGCCACCCATAGTGCTGTACAGCCTAACTGAAGTGGATGGCCCGCAGTTGGAGCACCTGACCCCGCTGGCAGACATCGAGGCCGCACCGGCTGATGCGCTCGAAGACACAACCGTGATGCAGCTACCACCCGCGGCACCATGAGCGAGACTACCCGATTCCGCGGGCTGTGCGGCCACTGTGGCTGTGAAGTGCCCGGTGGCCAAGGGGTCATCCGTCGATGGAACGGCGCCGCGCGTCGCTATGCGCCGAAGTACGCCAAGAAGAATGCCATGGGTGTCATCACCACGTTGCATTGTCAGACGTGCGATACGATTTATTTAACCAATAGGAGAACCAAGAAATGAGCAACCGGTATTATGCCCTGTACGCCAACGCGGGTTGGGTGCTGTTCGATAGTTGCGTGGCCAAGGGACAAGACGCCAAGCACATGGGCATGGTGGACACGTGGAAGAGCGCCACCGACGTATGCGAAGCGCTCAATGCTGCTGACAGTGAGGCCATGGAAAGCCGCACTGTGGGTGTGTCCACGCTGGAACATATCAAAGAGTTGGAGCGCCGTGCCGCGCACGTGCAGACATACCGCGTCGAGTTGAGCACCGGCCCTGCGTATGAGACTGGCCCGATGCTGGCAGCCCGTGTGGTTAAACAGCGCGAACGCATCATAGAGTTGGAACAGCAGCGGCAGGATAAGACCAACGTGTCCAACTATTGGAAGCAGCAGCACGACGAAGCCCGCACGGAATTGGAAGCCCTGCGCAAGCGCATATCAGAACTGTGACGCGAATCGCATACAGCGGGTGACACTGGTGTCAAGATGGCACCACGTTAACCAGGAGATATGACCATGATGACTTCAACCATTGCACTGATTGCCCTTTCACCCTTCTTGCTGGCCTTCGTGGCCCGCGTTATTCGCGGCTAAACACCGCGATGCGCTCCGGGCGCCCCCGCGTCCCGGCAGCACAACTAGCCCCACCTAAACAGTGGGGCTTTTTTTTGTCAGAATATTCCTACATTATGGCAAGGCATTATCTTATGTCTGCTATGTGCGCTCGCGTACAGACGCAACTTGACACGCGTGTCAACCTACACCTGCGATGATTAATTACACATTCACACAGGAGTACATAGCATGAACAAGATTGAAGACAAGTTGGAATCGAAGAACTACGTAGCCACCGACCATGATGTGGAACTACTGGCATCCGCTCACCTGGCCAACACCGACGCGGCCAAGCGCTATGATGTTAGTTACCTGCGCATCTTGGTGCAGGCCGTCAAAGCACGCTTCAACGGTGTGAAGGGGCGCCGCAAAATCAGCGTGGCCGACAGTGAGAACCACAGTAAGTACCTGGCCGAAGTCCATACGCGTTTGTATGCCTTCGTACTCAAGGGCATCACCACACCGGAAGTGGTGGACGAAGACGGGTTGGAGGTAGACACCCGCCGCGCTCGCGCGGCGGTGCGCAACAGCCGGGCCGCGTTCGCACGTTCCAGCGCCAGCACCCTGCAAATGTTCATACGTTCCGGGGGTGACGTGCGTGGCCTCGATGTGACCACGGTGGGCAAGTCTCAACTGCGCGCGTGGGCCAAGGCACAGGAGCCCGAACACAACGCGGCAGCGGAAGCCATACAGTCTGCCCTCAAGCGCGTGGAGCGTGAGATAGCAGACCTTGACCCCGACGAAGCGCGCACCACCATTGAAGACGCCATGCAGCGATTGCAGGGCATCTTGGATGGGTTGGACAAGCCCGACGCGGGAACCATCACGCAGATGGTACGGGCACGCCCTGCGCATACCCGCCAGCCTGCCCCGTCAGGGAGGGCGCACGCATGAGCCCGGGCAACACACACCCGCCGCTCCACGGGCGCTTGGGGAACACGGAGCGTGCTTGTTTACTGCGCGCGGCCCGGCATCACTTGCTGTCTCTCAAGGATGAACATGACAAGCTGGAAAGCATGGCAGCCACCAGCGCCGATGCGCAGGCCGCAGCCGACAGCAGCGCCATGGAGCTTGGATGTTTACAAAGAGCCGTGACTTGGCTGTGGCGGGACCAACTGGCCAATGACGACGGATAGACCGGCTTGAGAGTTGACACCCCTGTCAGGTGTGGTGTATGGTTATGAGACATCCATCACACTTGACAGGGGACTACCTTGCCCACCACTCTGCTGCTATTCGCCCTCGCTTACATATTCCTGATTGCTGCCATCCTGCGCGGCATACACATCTGGCGCAAACACTTAGACCGTGACGCCATCCCCGGTTTGGACCACACTGATGTGCGACCGCTCACGGACCAAAGCCCCGACACCCGCCAAGATGTGGTCCATGGACACCAAGGCATTGACTGCGAAAATCGAAGAGTTGTTGGCCCGGCTTAGGGCTGGCGACAAGACCGCAGTGGATGACATCGTGGCTGCCTATAACAGCCGCCACGCGGCGCCCGGCACCATCCTTGTCCAAGGCTGGCGCCACGTCATCCGCTAGGGCTTGGCCTTCTGTGCGGCCTCATACGTCGCTTTAATCTGCCCCACGTCGGTCATCATCAAGGTAGTGTGGTCATTGCGGACGTACAGCACCGGCCCGGTGGTGCCGTCGCTTAGGAGGCCCGCCACGCGGCCTTCAGGCAGCCCGGGGTGTATCCGGTAGCCTAGGGACTCAATCATGGCCTGCCGGGCAGCGCGCGGGATAGCGCGAGCCCTGCCAGCCTGCACCAATAGCTGGTCAACCTTTACCGAATTAATCCACCCACCCGCGAAGCCAGCCAGGCCAGCGCGTGCGGCCTCCAATATTTCTTGTTCCGCGGCGCCGAAGCTCACTAGGATGTGTTCGGCCGTCGATGTGGTAACGGGGCTGTAGTCGGTACGGAAGTCCGCATCAATGGCTTCAGTGGCCAGATAGTGCGCCACGTGCGCCCATCCATCACCACCCTTGGCCCACACCCACAGGGCGCTGAAATATTCTTGGGTGAGCCCATCACGCACCAGGTGTTCCGGGCTCTGCTGCGCGGCAAAGAAGCTGCCTATGCGCCTATCATCGGGGGTCTTGCGGATGCCCGCTTTGTGGTTGGAATTCATTATGCCGTTGAAGCATATTTCGCGCGTCACTTTGTCCACGCCCTTCTGCTCAATCTCCAATGTCTCCTGCGTCACCATGGGCTTGATGGTTTCCCACATCGTGCCGTAGTCATCGGCAATCTTCACATCTTCGAGCGCCAAGAATAGGCACCCGTACAGCGACGCGTTGAAGTTGCTATCAATGTTTTTTGGCGTGGGGCTCTGCGTGTACCGCTGGCCGATGCAGTACGCCATGGTGGCACTTATGAATGATTTTCCGTTGCCGGGGACGCCCTGAAGGAACGGCCACCACATGCACTTCTCGCCCTTCCGCTGCACCATGAACTTCAGGTAATTGAGTAATACCCGCCAATCATTGGGGAACAGTATAGCCAGATGACGCAGGAATGGTGTGACATCTCCCGGGATGGCACGGATGTCAACCGGCAGCCATGAATTAATCCACCGCAGCCCGTCGCGCACCTTGATGTTGCCAGGTGTCTCGCGCGGGTCGAAGTACATGCCCCGCACGCGGGGTGAGATGTACACCCCCGACTTGGTGAACGCATCCCACGGGGAATCCGTTGGCTTCTGTCCGTCAGAGTGCATCGAGAAGATACGCCCGCTGCTGTAGGTAACATCAAATCTCTGTTTATCTAGCCCAATGCCGTTTGGCGTCATTACCTGGTGGATGTCCTGCACATACACGCAGCCCTCGAAAAAGGCAGCCATGTTGGCTGCGTGCATGTACGTGCCCGGCTCAACTGCGGGGGCTTCGTACTGTACTGCGGCCGGTACCGGTGGCGCTCCGGGCGCAAGCCCCGTGGCGTCGGACCCACCCATAATTATGGTTGCGGCCAGCCCATCCTGGCCCATCGCGGGCGGAGGTGGAGGGGCACACGCTTCCACGGATTGTGCTTCCCATGGTGGAGGGGGGACCATCGACGCAAGCGCGGCCACTGGTTTATTGCGAGATGGACCGGCAAACGTCTTTTGGCGGGCCACGGCCTTGAGTATGGTGCCACGTAGGTAGACGTCACGCTGTTCCCATTTATCACGGTTGAGGCTTGACGCCACCATGAAGTTCTGCATGCGCTCACAATCATTACCAGTCCAAAAAGCAAGATGATTGGCCAATGCCAGGTCTGCGCTGGATTCGTCATAGGGTGCCTTTGATGTGGGGTTGGGAGGTAGATGCCTGCCGAGTACAGCCGCGTTGGCGTTCCATAAATCCGCGAAGGTGACAGCGTTGCCAAATCGCGCGGCCATGCTCTTTGACTTCAGGGCCTTTTCTAATAGCGTGGCGTCATCCGTGTCACCAGCCCAATCGGGGTGCGGCCGGTCCGTCCACTCGCCCGGTGCGGCCTCTTCGTCGGTCTTCTCGAAGTAGTCATGCGCGAACTGGTGAAGCTGCGCCGTCGCATCGTGCGTGATGTCCCCCACCGCGTTTGTGCCAGTCAGCGCGATAAATCGCAGTTCCGTGTATAGCTCGATGTGCAGCGCCGTATTCTTGGACTTATGTAGAGGCGGGGCGCCCGTGTAGCTGCCGAAGATGTGGAGGCCCGTGCCGCTCACGCTCACTTCAACGAAGCACCCACCAAAGCGCGTCAGGAATGCTTGAGCGAGTGGTGACCATTCACCATTGACAAGGGCGCCATCTATGTCCACACAAAAGATGCCACAGCCCGTGTGGATGACGATGCCATACCCATACGGGTGGCCCAGCACTTGCGCCCACGCCACAGCTTCGTGGGCGTACATCCACGTCAAGGGGTCTTGAGCGTTGCTATTCCAACCCGTTGCCGGGTCCACGGGCACCTTGTCGGTTTTCCCATTCTCTTTGGGCACCAACTTGTACACGATGAAGCAGCGCCGCTCAGACAGAGCGGTCAGCATGGGATTCACTTAAGCCGCTAGGCTGGCCAGGGCTTCCGCGCGTCGCTTCTGTTCCAATCGGCGGGCAGTCAAATCACCGGCCACCAGGGCTTGCGAGATGATGACGTTGTTGCCGGTGCGGATGGCTTCTAGGACCACCGCCTTGCGCAATTCCTTCATGGTGCCCCAATTGCTGTTGACTGTGCCCATGCCAATCTTCAGTTTGGCCGCAATGTGGCGCTTGAGTACGTTTTGGTATCCGAGTGTTTCAGACAGTTTGACCGCTGCGGCCAGGATTTTAGCTTTATACAAGGTAGGATTCTCCGGTTGGTTGATTAAGATACCATTGACGCTGCCGTCATGGCTACAGACTTCCGGGCCCGGTGACTATTGCAGCATCGCCCCCGTGTGTGTTAATGAGCGCAGCCCACTTCAGTTGCGCTTGTTCTTCGGGCGTGTTCCGCCAGTGCCACGTGGCGTGCTTGACTTCGCGGCTTATGAACTGCGCCAGCACGGTGCCGACATCCGCGGCCACTATTAGCTTCGAACGGAAGCCGATTAGGTCCGCGCTTTTCACAGCAGCGTTCATGGCGGGCGTGTCATTGGCCAGGCCATACCGCACGAAGCTGCCTGTGTCGGTGGTGCAGGCGCCAACGTTATTGCGGAACAGATAGACATTGCGCCGTTGTGCCGCTTCGAGCCGCACCAGGGATTGCTGGCGGGACTCGCTGCCGTCATCGACGGTGGGCGGGATGTATGCCGTGGATGTGGCCAGGTCGCGCAGCGCGTCGATGGATATACCCCACTTGGCTGCCCATTCCAGCAACGTCACAAGCAACGCTCCACTCGCACATTGGGCCAGTGCCACACGAAGGCAGCCGCGTGGACGATGCTAGGAGCCATAAGCGAATAGGTGAATCCGCTGCCGATGTTGAAGGATACGGTGACTTTGTAGCGCTTCATTGTCCGTACACCATCTTGGTTAGGAATATAGATACACAGGAGCCAGCGCCCCCACCGAACACGCAGCCGAAGAATGCGGGCCAACTCCGGTTGTCTGCGTTCTCAATGAATTTTTTGCCTATGGTGAAGTTGAAGCCGCTGATAAGCATATCAGTGACAAGGGTGCCAATGTAGTTTCCCTGCACGTAGGCCCGGCCATTGGCCACTAGCATGCCGTACAGCGCGAATTCTACCGCGAACCAGAAAGCAAATACGCGTAGCTGCCTCATTTACGCAGCCACATGTTATAAAAACCGCGGATACTCATGCCGGTGTAGATAAAGGTCATAGCAAATATTCCCCACTGATGCGCTGCAAAAGTTGACCACATCCAAAAAGGCTGACCCAACAATCCGAACACCGGACCCCATCGGCGCATCTTTGGCCGGTGGTCATTTAGCATATAGGCTGCGGTTACGCTAAATACCAAGATACCCCATTGGCTCATGCGGTTTTCTCCGTGATGTTATTGGCTAGCAGGTCAGCCCTGATGCGCGCCTCAAGGTCGGCTGCGTCTCTCACACCTAGCGCGTGGGCTGTGGCCACGTCGGTGCCGAATTTAAAATAAAACCTTTGATACCCTTCGCGCTCGCCCCGTCCCTGGTGTACCTGCCAGCCCTGCCACAATTGCCAGGCAGCGCGAAGCGCGGCCTGTGCGTCTTGCCGCTCTGCGTGGCGTTTGCGCACGGACTGTGCCACCACGTTGTCCGCACCATAGGGGATGACAGCCGGGCTATCTATGCGGGCAATCTCCCCGCGCAATGCCGCCAACGCTGCCGGGTCCAACTCCACCAAATCACCTTCTACCTGGTCAGGTGTACCACGGCGCTGCGGGGGTGGCTTGTGGCCGCACTCCGGACAGCCCGGCAGCACCACCTGGTATGGCTTCAGGAACGAGGGGCAGGCTTCATTGAGGCATGGACGCAGCGGTATGGCATCGTCCATGGTTCCGCGGTTGCGGCGCTCGCGTCGGGTCAGCTTGTAGCTTTGCTCCACGTCGGGCAGCCCGTGGCGCCGGTAGTTGTTCACGTGGTCAATGATGATGGCCGTGGGCTTCACGCTGGCTGCAATGAGCGCCAACCGCTGCTGGTCAGTGTAGCCGCCCCACTCTTTGTTCTGTTGATCCGTGACCATGATACGCAGGCCGCGGCCGAACTGCTGCGCGTACAGTTGGAAGCTCGCAGTGTGGCGGGCCATGCTGATGACTTCGACAGCGGGCACGTCTACGCCTTCACCCAACACATCGACGGAAACCAGTTGAAGTATCTGCCGCGCACGGAACTGGCGCATAAGCTGGCCGCGCACGAATAGTGGAGTTTTGGCGGTGATGATTTCCGCGGGGATGCCCTGCGCTCTGTATCCCGCTGCAATCTCCGTGGCTGCCTCGATGTCCACGGCAAAGGTAATGCCGAGTTTGCCCGCGGCGAAGCGCATATAGTGCCCCACCACGTCACCCACAATAGACTTGTTGCGGTGGATGGCCTTGCGCAGACCAACGGGGCTATACTCGCCTGTACCGGTGACATGAACGTCACTCATGTCTGTGGTGTCTTCGGGCGCTACCAGCCGATAGTCACATAAGAATCCGCGGCTTATTAGCTCGCGCCCGTGCGGCCCCAACACCAGCCGGTCCACTAGGCCATCTGAGTCACGGCCTAAGCCCTTGCCGTCCGCGCGGTAGCAATGCGCCGTGGGGAATAGGCCACGCACGTTGGGTTGGAACATACCCATGGCTGTGCCCCACTTGTTATCCTTCAAAACGTGGTGGCCTTCATCCTGCACCACCACCGCAACCTGCTGTAGCCAGCGGTCAGTGGTGTCATGATTCAGCAGCGTATCGACACCGGCCACACGCACCGGAGCGCGCGGGCTGTAGAAGCTGCGGCCGTGCATCTCCATTTCTAGCTGAATAATTTGCTTCTGAATCTGCGCGGGGGCAATGATGCCATGTTGTACTTCTTCACGGTTGAGGGCCAGCGCCGCTTGGCCGACTAATTCTTGGCGGTGCGATATGAGGCAGGCCGGTTGGTCCATCTCGCGCACAATATCGCTAAACACAACAGTCTTGCCACCACCCGTGGCCATGACCGGCATGACCACGCGCGCACCCTCATGCCAGGCCCGGTATATATCGGCCTTTAGGTCAAATTGGAAATCACGAAGCATTGCGGGTAAGTACCATCCCAAAGAGAGTACCGACGATGAAGCACAAAGAGCCCGCTATATACAATAGGCCAGGGACGTATTTAATCATAGGTTGGGCTCGCGAGTTGACAGGGGCGTCATGGTGTTCTATCGTGCGCTCCACGTCAACCCCCACCCCCGGAGAATTTGCACATGCAACTAATGATTGACACCGCTGCGGACACTACCACCTTGATGCGTCGCGCTGCCCAATTCCTTATCACCGAAGCCGACGCACGCGACGCGGACGAATCCACCCCACCAGCCTTCCGCATTCCTGCATTGACGCCAGCCGCACCAGTACGCGAAGCGGCGCCCGTCATTGATACGGCTGCTGTGTTCGCCAAGAAACCGGCCGGGCTCGATGGTCACGGAGAAACAAAGACCGCGGCACCTGTCATCCTGACAGATGTGGCCCCGGTGCCCATCCCCGTTGCCCCGCCTGCACCGATTGCCATTGTTCCGGCTGCCCCCGCGGCACCGGCTGCCCCCGCCGAGTACGATAGCGCAGGCATTCCGTGGGATGCGCGCATACATCAAACGGCTAAGGGCAAAAAGACTGATGCCACGTGGAAGCTAAAGAAGGGTTTGGACCCGTCCATCGCCACGGCCGTCATGGCTGAACTGCGCAACGTGACGCCAGCCGCCGTTGCCCCGCCCCCGCCCGCAACCGCTCCGGTGGCACCCCCACCGCCTGCGACGGATACCAGCAGCATTGCAGCAGTACCGGGCACACCGGCTCAAGGGTCGGTGACAGCGTTCCGTGAGTTGATGCAGAAGATTACAGCCAACACCAACACCGGCAAGCTGACCAATGACGAAGTGGACGCGGCCTTGAAGTCCGTGAATCTGCCGCCACGTCAATTGATTAGCCTGGTGCAGAACCCGGACAAGGTAGGTGGTGTCGCCGCCTATATCGACGCGGTATTGGCTGCCAAAGGGTGATCTTCGACAAGACACAACCGGTGGAAATCCGCCCCCGCTATGATTTTGGCGGGGGTGTGATTCTCCAACGCGTCAGCGCCACGTGTTACAAGCCCATCAATGTTTTTGGTGAGCCCGCGGGGCCGATGGTCCGCGCTGAATTGGTGGTGTAT